GATAGAGAAAGTCGTCAGCAAGTGGCGTGTCAGACGGCTGCTTATTGGTGTCGAACGCATCGAGCGGCGGGCGTGGCTTTGCTTGCTTCTTGGCCGGCTGGTCAGTGTTGAGAGCCTTCCGCGCCTGGTCCATTGCGTCCTCAAGCGTAACCTTTCCGGTAACGTCCTGTTTCATGATCGATGCAGCCAGGGAAGCTATTTCGTGGGTGGTGTTGGTCTTACCTTCGGTAGAATACTTCACCGCCAAGTCGTGGGCTTCCTGGTCATCAACGCCACGATCCTTCATGATCTTGTACCACCCGTTGTAGGTGGCGATCGATGCAGGATCTTTCAGCGCCTTGATGTGATCGGCTGCTGCTTTCTTCGCTTCGGCGTTGAGCTTTGCCGCTTCGATTCGTGACATCGCCAGTTCCTTTGCCGCTTCCACCCTGGCATCTGCGGCGAGCTTGGCCGTTACCTTGTGCCCTTCAAGACCTTGCTGCGCAGCTACCTTATGGCCTTCGAGCCCCTTGGCGTTGGCGTCAAAACTAGCGGCCTGGCTTATCATCATGTCCTGATACTTCGCCGGGTTGCTGTCGTAATCGGCCGGGATGAAACCATACCGGGCCTGAAACGCCTCCTTATTGGCTGTGGCCATGGTCCCGGCGCGGTTCGCTTCAACCATGATGGTCTTGCCCTCGGGGGAGTAACCGGCGGGCTGGCCGGATAGGAGCATATCCCCATTGCCGACCGGTGAGACGGTGGCGCCCTCCGCTGCGGCTGTGCTCTGCGCGAGTCCGGCAACTGCAGCATTACGCTGTGCCGCATTGGCGGCTATTGCCGGCTGGGAGAAATCAACTTTCGCATGGAGGTTTGCCGCGGTCTGCGGATCGAGCTCCCCACGGATTATGGCCATGGGGGCGGTGCCTTTGTCCTGGGAGATGTCGGTCCCCGAACCCTGGTCGGTGATCGCCTTCACCGTTGAGGCAATATCTCCGGAGTTGTTGAAAAGGCCACCGGTTTTCTGCCCATTGGACATCACCCCTCTGGAGGCCTGGTTATCCAGTCCCTGCTGCATGTTCCCGTTGGTAAGCGTGTACGCCGCCTGCCCGTTCCCCGGCTCCACCTGGAACAGGACCGCGTTCGGGTTTGCTGGCCGCTGTGCTGCGGGTGCCATGGCCGGGGGGGTGAGCAGGTTGGTCGGCTGCGATGCAGGGGCGATAGTGCTATTGGTAGCGCCAAGGTCGGTTTGCATGGTTGACGCTGGGCTTGCTACTGCTGCCCGTGGTTTGACAGGCGAAGCTGCTGGATCATCGGGAAAGAGCCCGTATGCTGGTCCGGCCATGATATTACCTCCTGAAAACGAAAAAACCCGCATACAGAAACCATTGAGGTTGGCGTATGCGGGTCATGAGTACCGCGTTGCGGGTCGTGAGTGCCGTATAATTTGTGTGACTATACCATCTGAAAAGACTGCGGAAAAGTTATTTCTTGCTCGTCTCCACCTTGATAGCGGAGCCGGTGAGCCCTTGGATGGTCCGTGAGTAGACTTCGGCAATCTTCGACGCGGCGGAAAGTTTGACGGCGCTCGCCTGCTTGCTCTGCTCGATCTGCGCTTTACCACGCTCGGTAAGGATGCTCACCTGCGTTTTCCATGTCTCCAGTAACTGCTGCTGGTGTTCCATGGACAGGGTGGCGTTCTTCAGCTGGATCTCGATATCCAGCCCGAGCGTTTTCAGTTTGCCCTCAAACTCGACAATCCGCGCCTCCTGCTCCACCCTGAAGCGGTCCAGAATATCCTTGTTGATGTTCCGGTACAGGTCGGCATATCGGATGGCAAAATCCGCATGGAGCTTTTCAATGTCCACGTCCTGCGCCATGGCGAACTGCACGTTCTTCTGTGCCAGGTCGGCAATGACCTTGATAATCTCCCGCGACAGGTCCGCTTTCTTGTCGCTGTACCGGGCAAGCGCCTGGTTCTGAAGTGTCCGCGTCATGGAGTTGGGATAGCGGAATCCCCGCGCTCCAGTTCTAGCCCCGGCCATGTCCATTTCGTCTTTGAGTGTGCGGAGGTCCCGCTCCCGGCCCTGGTCGAAAATGGCGTCCTGTAACTCCGGACTGATCCCGACCCCGCCGTTCTCAATCCACTGCATGATCTTACCTTGCATGGAATCCAGGTTGACGCCCTGCCAGATGTGTGCCCGGTACCGTTCCAGCGTCTCGGGGCCGAGGGCATCCAGGAGCGGCACCGAAGCTTTTTCCAGCAGCGGCAATGCCGTGCCGAGTTCGATCTTACCCGGTGACTCGGGCTGGAATCCCGGCAGTGCCGAGAAGTCGAACCATGAGAGGAACGGGAGCTGTGCGATGCTCTCCAGCTTGTCATACGCGGTCATTGCCTCGCTGCGCATGGTCTGGATTGCGCTGATGGCATCATTCAGAATGTCGGCCATGATGGGTCTCCTTTATACCGGGGCAATGGGGAAAAATGCCGGGTTGTTGCCACTGAGTTGCGTTACGGTCACCGGGTCGCCCCCGGTCAGGTAGTTGTAAACCTTCCCCCCGGCGGTCATCTGCGACACGAACAGATTGCCGGCGGCGTCCACCGCCCATGAGCCACGGGGCGAACTGTCGGAAAACTGGTCAGTTGCCACCAGTGCCGAAACTCCGTGCGGGTATTCCTCCTGCCGGTTTACGTCGGTCAGATCGGGGTAAAAGTCCTTGAACAGTTCGGCAGTCAAACGGTCGAACGCATCCAGGGGGAGCCAGCTGGGCCGGAAAAAGTCCCAGCCGTCCGGCGTCTCGTTCGGCACTCCATCGAGCGAGTACGGTTCCCACTGGTAGTAGTCGCCCAATTCCGCCCCTAGGTGCGCTATATCCGGCAGGTACCCGGCGCTGAAGTCGAGCACCATGTTCTGCTGCCACTGCGATATGACCGGCGCCCCGGTGTAAACCGTGTGCAGCGTCTCACCATGTCGCACGTACTCGGATATTGTCACGGTCTTAGTAAAGGTGGTCTTCGGGAACTTGAGGAAGTGCCAGTATTTCGCATCGGCAACGATGTTGCTTCCCTTTGGTGCGCTCCATGGCAGTTCCACGGCATCCGATTTGACGGTGATGACCGTCTCCGTGATCCGGTACGCGGCAACGTTGCTTGCCAGGTCCAGGTAATAGAGCGTCCCGCGCTCCTCCTTGAAGCTGTCGGTAAGGTGACCGCTGAACGCATCCACCCACCACCCTTTTGTGAAGTTGTTGCTATGCTTCTGAATCAGCCACGTTTCCCAGGAGAAACCGTGACCGCGAAAGGTGAGGCTGACGGCTGAATCATACTCCCTGGTCCGCTGCACGACGGGGATAGTCCAGCCCCCCGGCCCGAACCGGAATAGGAGCGACTTGTCCAGGCTGTTCCCTGCCGTCCGCGTCAGATCGTAGCCGCCGGAACTGTAAACCCGAGGGTAGCAGTTCCGGTAATCTTCCAGGAAGAAGGCACCCACTTACCACTTCCCCTGCGGGCAGCTGGCGGTTGCCATCCATGCCTTGATATCGGCCATGCAGCCGCACCCCCCCTTGCGCTGGTCGCACCGGAGCAGCCCGCCCGGTAGCTCCTGGCGGAAGTCACAGCCCCGGCAGATGGCAAGGGCAGCGTCCACTTCCTCCTGACTGCGCTTCGGCATCCCCGCTTTGATCCAGGCGCCGAACTCGGTCCCGGCTGACTTCACCATATCCAGCAGCGTGACCGGTACCGGTGGAGTATCGGCCACCCGGACGGCACTGTGCGCCAGATGCGCGTATGCCTCCATGGGGGGTAACTCGGGGTAAGTCAGGCAGGCACCCATGAAAATCCCCACCTGAGCGTAATAGTCAACCGGGGGGAGGGCGAACAGGCCAGCCCCGGCGCAGAACCGTATATACTCGCCGTGGTCCATGATATTTTCCAGCTGCGCCATGATGGTGACTATGTGCATGGTGGATCTCCTATGGGCAGATGTAGTGCCGGATCGTCTGTACCACGTTGTAGGTCATGACATCGGCGGCGTAGGAGTTGCACGCTGCCGGGTACTGGTTCGGACATCCGCCGAACTTCTGCTGCGAGAGCCGGTACAGCATTTCCGTCAACGTCGTGACACCCTGCTGCTTGAAGTAGGTACGGTAGGGTATCCCGTTGATGACGCCGCCGACCACGTAAATGCCGTTGACGCAGAGGCAGGAACCGGTCCACATGTCTGCCCAATAGCATTGGCCGGTGTTGGAGTAGAGCGTAGTGGAGTCGGCAGTCCAGTTGTCGCCAATATCGACCAGTGCTGAGGTTTGACCGTTCACGCCGCAATGGTCAGTCCCAACAAGGCTCGTCGTCGGAGTTGAACCGGAGGCGGTGCAGCTGATCCCGGTCACGGTGAACACGCCGCTGTCGCTGCTGGTGGCGTTGAACGTGACGGTGACATTCCCGCTGCTGGATAGGGTGTAGGGACCTATACCGCCGGACACGACCACCTGTGAGCCGATGACGATCAGCCCCGGCGCCGAGACGACAACGCCGATGCGCAGGACCGGAACGGTCAGTGATGCTTTAGCCCCGTAATCGCCGGTTGCGGTGACCGTCAACTTCTCGGGCAGGCACATTCCCGGGACCGCTTCGAACATATGGGACTTCGGGTTGACGATGATTGCGCCTGAGTTCGTGGTGTAGACCGGGTTGCATATCCACTGCGAGCCGACTCCCGTCTCACCGATCTTGATGTACGGCGAACTCATGGGGCTGAGGGATATGGACGGGTGAGGCTCCGCTGAATACTCGGGAACGTCCGGCACGACATAGGACCCTACCAGTATCCCTTGCCGGCGGTAATGGTTCTTAGCCGTAACCGTCACGCTGGCCTCGATGGTGGCCGTTACCAACTCATTGCCCAAGAACTCGGACGCGGCCACCAGTGACCCGCTGTGGGTGATTGTCACCACTCCGTCTGATACGAAACTACCCGCCGTATCCGCTTCATCCTTGCCGCAGGTATCGCAGGACTCTTTTGTGTCGGGGAGTGCGGTACGGCTCCCGTTGGCTGAAACGGACGTGCTCAGGGCGTTTGCGCTCCCCTTGCTGAACGTGCGAGCCGGGACGCTCACGGTGATCGGTATCCCCGCATCGATCCCGACCGCCTGTGAGCCGTCCTGGCTGAACATCCATGGAGAGAGAGGCCGACCGGTGGCAATGAACGCCATGCGGGACCATTCCCCTCCGGTCAGAACGTGCAACTCCGCGAAGAATCCGCCGGTACCGCCAAGCGGGTTGGTCAGGTCCCGGTAGTTCCCCCCCAGCACAGCCACCAGTTCGCCATTGTAGTACGCAGCCCCCAGGACCTTGTACCCTGCCGGTGCCGCTATGGCCGTGCCCCCCTCGTAGATCGATCCACCAAACGGCGTGTACTTCGTGCCCCCGGTCAGCAGGTCCTCGTCAAACTGCGACAGCCCGGTATAGTTCTTGTCCGCATCCACCGGCAGGAGCCGACCGGCGGGACCGCGCCATGACAGCACTTCACCGTCAGGCCCAAACCACCAGATGTTGCCGTAGTTCTCCGGTGGGTTCTCGTCATACTCCCATGCCGCCGTATCCGCGTCCCATGAGATATTGCGGGTACCGCCATCATCATCCACCAGGGGGTAAAGGTACGGCCCGCCAGCAACCGGTGTGCCGTCCGGCTGACCGCCAGTGCCATGCACATACCGGAGGCCGTTATCATCGGTGGCAATCTCCCCGGTGCGGGGATGGAACAGAAACCCGGTGATCCCGCCGCTGATGATGACCGCCCGCGCCTCGTCGGCAGTGCATCGTACTTCGATGATGGTGCCGGTGTCGTCAACGCTGTACTGCCGCTGCCACACGTCGAGGCCGCTGGTCTCCCACGCCCTGATACCCCGCTTCAAGAGGTCTTCGGCAATGGGTATGTGCTCCGTCGCCGCTTCCGAGGTGGGCACGATCCGCCGAATCATGAGCGGCCCGTTGCATCGTAGGTCAGTTGGATCTCTTGCAGGTCGAAGTCGCAACCGTCAACGTTGCTAATCTTGAGTTGTGCGGAACGCCCCTTAATGCCCCGCGCCAGCTTGCACCGCTTCGTGTGCAGTCCCTGCTGGCCTTCGCGGGCAGTCACCGGGTAGTCGCGTGGCTTGGTCTCGTCGGTTACCAGAGTGAGGGAGAGTGCCCCTTCTCCGCGCAGGAAGACATGGGCATAGGGGAAGTACTTCTCGTTGCGGTTGCCAAAATCGGAAATTGCACCAATCAGGTTGGCATTGATGGGCGTACCGGCATCCGTAGGCCCGGTGAGCCGGTAAATACCATCCGCTATGGCGCCGTAGTACTCCCGCCCCTGCCGCGCCAGGGAGGTAAACGGGAAGTGCTCATACTCGCTCCCCATGAGGGTACGGCAGTTGACGGCAAAGGCCACTGTGTCCGTGGCCGACATGCTGACGGCGGCGTAACCGGTGGTATACTGGACGCTGGCCGCGCCGGAACCGACCAGGGTGAGCACCCCCACGGAATCGGCACTGAACGTGATCGAGGCGGACCCGTACCCGGCCAGAGCAACGCTTGCCACGGCACCGGCCCCGAATGAGGCGGTAACCGTACCGGCACCGACCAGGGCGAGCACCCCCACGCCCGACGCGGTGAAGTCGGCGGTGATGGCTCCCGATCCGATGGCCGCTGCACTCCCCGTTGCGGAAGCGTTGAACGTGCCAGTGCCGGCGCCGACAATGCCGGTGTTACCCGACCCGGCCCCGTTGAGGGTGACTGCTGCGGTCCCGGCCCCGGTGATGGTGGGGATGGTATCGCTCGTTACCGCCGGAAGGCTGCTGAGTGGCGATGATGAAAGTGGCTGATCTGATATCATTCACCCCTCCGTCAGTATCTGCGCAGAGGCGCTTTGCAGAGCATCAGGCGGCGATGCTCGATGGTCGGCAGAGCGCAGTTGTAAATCATGGGATTGTCGATGGCGCCGATGATTGCCCGTCCGGCACCACCGGTACGGCTCCCGATGTAGACCCCCAAACCCGCACCGGTATAGTTCGCTGTGTTTGCCGCTCCGAGCGCAATGGAGGCGGTGTCAACCAGTTGCATGTTCGTGCCGTAGACGTGGACGGAGAGCAGTTGGTTCGTGTAATCCCGAGTGCCGACAACGAAATACCAGGTTCCGGTGGCAAGGGTGGCCGTTCCGGTGGCAACCTTAGCCACGGTGCCATAGGAGGAGATGTTGATCTTCATAGCCGTGGTGATGGCTATGATTTGATCCCCGGTATCTCCCCCGACACTCATGATGCAGTTCTCGGTGGCCGCTCCGCTGTCCATGTAGACCCAGGCGCAGAGGGTATAGCTGTTGACAAACAGCGAGGACGCCGAGGTGTTGTAGGGGTAGTTTGACGCGCTGGTAACCAGGGCGCTCCCCATGATCCCGGCACGGTTGCCGATGGTCCCGGCCTGGGTACCGTTCAGCCCGTTCCCGCTCAGGTCGGGAGGGGCTGACGGATTCTGGCCGTTGTACCAGAGCTTGAGGTTCGGATGGTATCGCATAGCGTTACGCCTTCACGTCGTAACGTGCATCCAGCGTTTCCCACTTCGTCCCGTTCCATTCGAAAACAAACACGTCCGTCGTGTTCGCCCCGCTGTTCGGCAGGGAGTCACCGGAAGACAGGAGGCTCCCCGCTGATATCACGTTGGCGTCAGCCGCCTTGAGCGTAACGGTGTACGGCGTTGCCCCTTGTGTAATTGCCACAGTCAGCCGGCGGATGGTCGCCCCCTGTGCCGTGAGCGACATGTTACATGCCGCCCCGGTGGTAACGGTGGCATAGGCTCCGCTTGACGCGTCAACACTGAAATCGGCCGACTTCGTGCCCAGCACCTGAACGCTGTTGTTCGTGGCGTTGATGGCGGTCATGATCGTGTTGAGGTCGTACCCGGCCACTGTTATGAACAGGTCCTTGGAGCCGGACGCGAAGGCGATCTTCGCGCCGGCATTGGAACTTGCGTGAACCGTGTCCCGAGACAGCAGGGCGTTTGCCGAGTCATAGGTGCCGGTGCCGACTTCCCACGTACCGGCGGTGGTATCGACACAGCAGTACCGGCACGTATCGTTGTTGCTCATGGCGCTGGCAAACGTGCGATACCCTGTTGCAGCGGTGCCGGTAATGGCAAAACTGCTGGTGCCGGTGGTGGTGACGGTTTCTTTCACTCGGTCGGCATATACCAGTGCCATGACGTGTCTCCTTTACGCGCTGGTGGATGCTGCGGAAATCGGCAGGGTGGCAATGACAACCGGTGTCCCGCCCCCCGTTGCCACGACGTCCAGGCGCGGCAGTTGGACCGAACCTGCGTTGATACCGCAATCCAGGTCGAGGCGCTTGTAGGTCGTTGACTGCGTGGTGCCATCGTCGCCGGGGTCGAAACATATCCGCATGAACCCGATGTTGCCGGCGGCAACCGCGTTGCCCTGCATGGCTGTTGATTCCTTGGCAATGGTGCCCCCGGTGGCCGGTGCGATCCACTTGGACCCGCCGGACCCGCTCACCCCTGCGGTGGTCGGCTGGCCGTTGCTGGCAATGGTAATGGTCATGCCGGTACCGACCGCGAACAGGCGCAGCCCGTTCATAGCGTCTCCGCTGGCCTTCGGTGCGGTGAAGTACACGTCGGCGCCCACTGTCCGGCCCGTAAGATCGGGAGTGGTGACGGCTGCGGTCACGTTCGTTGCCAGGGCTGTTGCCGTGGTTGACAGGTCAGTACCGAACGGAACAGCCGCGGAGGTCAGGAGCGTCCCGGCCACGATGCTGAACGTGGTGGTGGCGTCAGGTGCCGTTCCCCAGGCCGCAACCGTCGCAACCTTGGTTGACCCCACATAGTCCAGAATCTGCCGAATCTGCCCCGTTCCGGTGCCACCGGTTGCCAGCAGATATGCCCCGGTGTATTCGTCATCCGTGGCCGACGCGCCGGCATCCAGGGTGATGGAAGCGGCAGCGCCAGCCTGCGCAGTCCCGCTGCGTACCAGACCACCCAGCACGACCCCGGCAATCGCACCGGAGAGAGCGCCGGAAAGGGTTAGCTTCCACTCGGCCAGTGTCTCGCCCACATAGGCAGCGGCCCCGGCAGTGAGCGGCACCAGCATGGTGGTGGTAATGGCGTTGTTCGCGCTCGTCGGCTGCGCCCCGGCAAAGAGAAACGCCCGTGCATTGGCGGCGAGCCGATGCAGCGAACCGCCAGCGGCCAGAAAATTGATTGCCCCATCAGACCAGTTTTTCATGTGTGTCTCCTTTATTGTTCGTCAATCTGCCACGGTTCGAATGTGTTTGCTGTGCCGCCGATCCCGCTCAGGGTGAACACGTAATGTGCCGCCCCGTTTGCTTCCCTGATCATGCCGGTGCCTTCTGTCGCCACCGGTACCGCCAGTTTGTCCAGTGCTACGACCTCACCCGAGGGAGCACCGTAGCAAACCCGGTCGCCGGCCACCCAAAACGCGCCGAAACCTGTACCACCCTTGCCCACCAGCCCCGCCTGTACCGGCACATTGGAGCCGAGAACAGCGCCATAGCGGTCAACCTGATATTCCCCCATGTCCTCCGCTGCCACCGGGTCGGAACCTGGGAGGTAGAACGTTGCCCCGCCGGCACCGATGAAGAGACCAGTCCCCCCAGGCGCCTCGACATGCTGGATCATGGTAATGGGACCATCGAACTGCGCCACGTTGCACTGCCGGTCATCCATGGACTCGACCCCGCCGGGAGTGTCCAGGGAATCGGAGCAAACCAGAGCATAGGCGCCGTTCTCTTCAATGCCGGTGTAGAGCCTGCCGTTGTGCCACTCCAGGCAGCGTCCGGCAGGGAATGGTAGCTTGAACTCGTCGGTGGGCACGAAGGGTCCACAGTCGATGTAGTCCTCAATGATTCCCCGCTCCATGCCATTGCTGTACGCCACCACATTGTTTACCTGGCAGTAGAACATGCGCATCCCGAGGGTGAGACCGGAGCGGAGGGGAATAACGATCCCGTCGGCCCGCCGGACCTTCAGAGTGCCCTGTTCCACAAAATACCCGTCTGTCGGGTGTAACGGGTTGCTCCAGAGGGAGTGAACGCCGTTCCCCGCAGTTGCCGCAATGTATCCCTTGCGCAGCGCACAACCGCCGAAATCGTCAACGTCCACGTTTGCCAGCCGTGCCCACTCGGTAAAAAGCGGAGTGCGGCTGTCAGGAGACATTGGCAGGTTGAAGGCGTCGACCCGGTTGCTTTGCCCGCTTATGAGATATTTGGCAGTAGACATGCTGACCTCAGAGGAAATTAACGGGACGGCGGTTCGGTAATTGGTCGAGCTCGGTGAGAACTCGCAAGACATGGCCGCCAGGGCTCGTTTCATCGTTGCCCATGAACAGGAGGCGGTGTTTTTCCGCCTTCTCGGGCCGGTACACTTCAGAGTCCTGGCGCATGAACGCCCGGTAAAGCGCGTAATCCTTGAGCATCCAGTGATACGCCGGATTGAACTCTGGTTCGTCAGAGTCTGCGATCATATCCTTGAGCGGGAGACGGCGAACGGTGAGCTTGACTGTCCCTGTTGCTGACGCTTTCCGGTTGAATGTCAGGTACCCGTTACTATAATCGGTGGCGAACTTCGTCGGGATTCCGCTCTTACCCTCCCACTCGGAGTCGTAAGTATCGAGTTCCTTGACTGTGGCCGCTACGAGGAGAGCGGAGGACCAGGTTGATTTTGCCCGGTTGATGTCGATTATCAGCGGGCTTATAGGTACGTGCTGAGTACCGATGTCGACAGCGATCGTACAGATTGACGCGGTGAGCGAGTCGATAATGATCTTTGTCGACCGGCATAAAATGTTACTCGCCTCATTCAGGTCCCCGTTTATTTCTGCGTCTTTCCAGTATTTGTCACAGTCGGGGCCGATAGTGTCCCGCAAGTCTGACCGAACTGCATCGCGTAACGCCTTCAAGTTCATGTCATGCCTCTTTGATCGAACTGAGGTACTTGGCAACACGTTGCCAGGTGATCGGCTTCTCTTTGCCTACTGAGAGCACAGCGGCTATTTCGACGTTGCCCTTCCCCGAGCTCGCCATTGCTTTTGCTACTTCAGCGTCTTCTGGACTGAGGATCGGCCGCGCCGGCTTTTGTTCTTCTTCTGCAGTGCGGAAATCGTAAGGAACGTAATAGCCTGATTTCACGATCTGCCGGTAATGCCCCATGTTGATTACTTCGCATACGGAATGCCCCTGCTCGTTCTTCTTGAACAGATAACGAATCTGCCCGATGTTCAACACGGTGTCGCCGTCACGTTCAATGAGGCATTCAACCCACATATGGTCAGGGGAGATTTTCTGCTTTTCGAGCGCGGCTTCGTGCTCGCGCTTACAGAATGAACAGAGGTTCCCCTCATTGCTATGATTGCGTCCGCATTTCGGACAGGACTTTTCTCTGAATACGGTTGTGCTCACGGTGTCCTCCTGGACGAAATAAGGGGGGGATTGCTCCCCCCCGGTGCCGCTTTACTTCGCGGTGTACGAGAAAAACGCGGTGATGTTGCCGGCCTTCTTGGTTGCTGCGACGTTGGTCACCTTGGCGGCGAGGATCCGGTCGCCATGACGGCGGCCGAGCAGGGATGTCGCTACGGTACCGGTTTCTTTGGTCCCGATATCGGAAGCGGTGTTGACGGCGTCGACGGCGGAGAGCATCAGGCCGAGGGGATTTGCGGCGCGGTTCATGCTCTGTGCGGCGGTGCGGCCAAGCGTGGCGGTGTCGGTGATGAAGTCGGTGCTTGCCACAAGGTCGGTGCCGGCATCGTTCAGGATACCGAACGTCAGTGTCAGCGTCGGAGCCACGTTGCTGTCCAGCTGGTCGCAGATGGCCGTAAGGTCAACAGGCTCGCAGCCGCTCGGGATCTTGCTGAAAATAATGATGTCGTTGGCCGCGAGATTGACATCAAGAGCGACGGTAGTCTTGTCGACCAACACGGTGCCCTTGTCATCAGGAGTAGTGGCAGGGAGCTTGTTGGCGATTTTGGAACTGATATAACGTGCCATGGGTTATGGCCTCCTTTCGGGTAAAAGTGGCGGGGGAGTTTTCACTCCCCCTGGATCAATTACGCATTGGGGTCGGCGGCGTAGGTGTCGACAGCAATGACACCATAGTCGAGACCGTTGAACGTAACCTTCTTGCAACCCCAAATGCAGGAGGTGGCAATAACGACCTGGTTGCCGTTGTCACGGGCCTCTTCGTACCAGTCGAAACGCTGGTTCGTGCCGGGGGAGCCGTAGGCTTCAACGAGAGCCTGGACGCCGAGGAACAGAGCACGGGCGGCCGGGAGGTTCCCGCCTGCACCGTAATCGCTGAACCGGATCAGGTTCTCATGCGAGTGAAGCACGACGTTGTTGTGCATACCGGAACCACCCTTGACGATGGGCGAGTCCTTGCCGATAGACGTGGCGAGGGCCTTCTGAATGTCCAGCCAGCCGCCGGTACCGGTATCGGTTCTGAGGTTGTACTCCTGCCACTTGTGCATAACGAGCACATAGCGGGTTTCGCCATCGATCTTGATCGGCTGGATACGCGGTACTTCCTGATTACCGCCACCCATGGTGCCGGCGTGAGCGACGAGCCGATCTATCATGGAGAGCTTCATGGTCTCCGCAGCGGTGAGCGTTGCCTTGGTGGCCAGAGTGCCACCGGCCAGGCGCGGGAGCATGAGGTGGCTGGAGTCAGGGGCGCTGATGGGATTGTTCGCTCTGCCGGCCCAGCTGGTGCCGTAGATGAAGCCGGTGTTCACGCCGCGGGCGCCGGACAGGTAGATGAAACGAACCTCGTCAAAGAGGCGGGCCCACCACTCGGACTGACGAACACGGGCGATGTCGCGCATTTTCCGCAGAGTTCTCTTGCGGGTCATGCGGCCACCGGAGTTGACACCACCACGCTGCTGGTCGATGTAAACCCCATCGCTGTAGAAATTGAGATCCTCTTCGGTCCCCTCCTGGATGTCGTCGCCCTCGATAGGCTGCTGCTTCAACTGGACGGAGAGGTCGAAGGTGATCTGCTCGCCGGCATCATTTTCGAGCTCGGTCAGCCGCTGGATCGGCAGGCGGGCGGGTTCCCCTTCACCGATGAAGCGCGGCCCGAAATATGATTCCTTCGGAGTGTCGATTGCCAAGAGGCTGGAATACCTCTTGACTGCCTTGGGGTCGTTGACCCCCACTATTGTTCTTGCCATGGTACTGTCCTCCTTCGGGAGTATTTTGGGGCAGCACTCATGCGCCAATTGCGGGGGTAATTGATACCAATCCCGATTCTATGATTTCGTTTCAGCAGTGTCCTTGTGCAGCTTTACGGCAATGTCTTTCGGTGCGTCGATCTTCAGGCGGACCTTGGACCCCTTCTTATATTGCAGCTTGACGGTCGTTTCACCCACCGTGAGCGTGTCGTTGGCGCCTATGTCAACAAAGAGCGCCATATCAGTACGCCCCTGAGATATATGCTTCACGTTCAGCAGGAGACAGACGCTCAAGGGCTTTTTCGAGCTCCATGCCGTCGAGCTTGTCCAGGGCCGCGAACTTGTCAGCGCCGACTTCAGCGGTATCAGCAGCCGGAAGCCCTCCGATGGTCGTCGGGCCTTTCTTATCGGCCTTCGGCTTCGGAGCGATTGTCTCTTTGCCTGGAGTTTGGGAGGGCGTGTCTACCTTGCCATTCTCTTTGCCGATGGAAGTGAACGCCCCCTTGACGTTGTCCCGGGCCATGTAGAGCAGTTGCAGACCGCTCAACTCCGCTGTTTCGGGATCGTTCGCCAGGCGGATGACTTCCTGATTCAGTGCCCCCCACACAACGCGGTTACCGGAACTGGAGAACTCCGGATTGTGCTTGAAGAACGTCTCCTGTTCCGCCTTCCACCGCTGCGCCTGTATCTCCGCGTTCTGGCTGGCTGCTTCAACCTTGCGCAGTTCTGCCCTGTGCTCGGACATTGAAATATCGCCTTCATCCAGCCTGGCATTGAGCGCAGCCTCGGCCTCGCGATACTCGGGGAGCAGTTCACCGGACATCACTGGGTGGAAATTGACCGGTGGGAGTTCGTCAACTGAATAGGTCTTTGTCTCGGTGCCCTTTTCAGTGCCCACGGCAGCGGCAGCTTCAGCAGCGGCCTCAGCAGCTGCAGCCTCGGCGGCGGCTGCGTCTTCGTTGGTTACCACCTTGTCGTCGGTCGCTTCTACCTTCCCAGCAGCGGCGGCAATGGCGGCCTGCTCTTCGGCGGATAGCTCGTCTTCCTCTTCTTCATCCCCACCGACAATCTCGCTCAGGATATCGTCATCAACGGTTTCATCATCGTTGAGGGCGTCCATCTCTTCCTGGGACAGACCAGCGGCGGCCATTTCTTCTTCAGTGTGTTTCAACATCGGCTGTATCCTCCTGGATATAGTTACGGCTCCCTGACGCTCACGGCGTAGGTACCATCAGACTTGAGGTTCCAGACCTCGGTTACTGTTTGCGGTGCGGCGTCTTCATCCCCGGCAATGGTGGGTCCGGTGACATCTGGGCTTTCTTCATCACCGACGAGAGGTTCGTCGCCCGTGGGGGCGGCGGCAGTGTCTGCAACAGGCGGCGCCTGCTCCTGGTCGACTATGGGAATGTTCACGGCGTCGACGGCGGATCCATCACCCTCACCGGTAGCAACCGGGGCGCTTGTTTCAGGCGGTGTCTGCGATTCGTTTTCCTTACCAAACATGGCAATTCTCCTTTACGGGTTCTTTCCCTCGCCCATGTCGACCATCATCTGCAGTTGATCGCGGCGGTTCTTGTTTTCATCGAGACGTTCCTTGGCCAGTTTCTTACACTCTTCCATGCGCTTGGGGTCCTTCATTACCGCCTTGGCACGGCACATCGCGTCAAGGTCCTGTTCCGTCTCCCATTTCTTGGGGTTCCATACTTCTGCTTTTCCCATGACTGACTCCTTTATTGAGCAACATTGCTAACTGACGGCTGATAAACTTTTTCAGGGAGCGCAGGCGCGACGTTATGCACTGCTGGGACCCCGGTGATGTCGGTGAGTATCTGATCCGCGGCCCGGGCGAGTCCTGGGTGAGCGGCTGCACCGCCGGCCACTTCGAGGGACCGCTTGAAGGTGTCGAGCTTTGAAATCAGCGTGTCGAGCTCGGCCTTGTTCCCCCTGGCGATGGCTTCTTTCGCCTTGCCTTCGATGATTGCCAGGTTTGCCTGCAGTGTACGCAGCTGGATTGCTCTCGACGTTTCTTGCTCCTGTGCCGAGACCATCTCCCTGCGCTGCTTCTCTGCTAGCTGGTCGGGGGTCATCTCCGCGCCCGGGTCTTCCATGCCGGCCGCTTCCCTGAGTACCTTCAGGAACTCGTCTTTCATGGGGATGTCTGACATCTCGAAAGCAAGAGTGAGAATCTTGAGCCCTACCGATGGGTCGAGTTTCGGCACCATTTCTAGGATTGTGTCGAACATGGCCTGCCGAATGGTCGAGCGGAAGTCTTGCTCGTCTACAACGAAATCGGCCTGGTGCTCGGTGATGATGTTCACGCCCTCGGGATCGTTGAGCGTGATGAACTGCAAATCGGAACGGCGCTCACCTACCAGCCGGATTACCTTCTCGTCGTCGTAGAACTGCTCGATCAGAGACAACTGACGCTCGCCGGTCAGCTGGATGGCGAGACGCAGATTGTCGAACAGGTCGGAGGTCGCCGTATACCCCTGGTTCTGCCGCGCCTTGATTGCTTCACCGCTGATTGCGTTCGTCTGCCGGCCAAGATTCTCGTCAGTGACGCCGGCCGCCTCCTGGATAAATCGGGCATCGTGTTCCATCAGAGCGATATGGGATGCAGCGAGTTCCGCGTTCTGGTCGACCTCGAACCGTTTCCCCGGGTTGGTCTCTATCCATCCGTCAACCCGTGCCACTTCGTCCATGGCCTCCGCTTTGTTGTCCACTGCGCCCTTGTCGGCAATGACACGGCGCGTTGACAGGAGGTGCAAGGCAACGGCGCGGCGTTTGTTGTAGTCGTCATAGGCGTCACGTAGACCGCGCATCATGCCGTAAGGCGCCCCATCTTTACCCCGGCGGTATCCCCAAACCGGGGTGAAGGGGAAACGATTGTGCCAGTAGGGGCTGAGACAGTCCTGCAGCACGATGAAGCCATTTTTGTTGATACAAAGGATCATGACGCGCATGGTCATCTTCACGGCGTCATACGTGGTTGCGAGGCCGTTCTCCAGAGCCCACTTGTGAATCCCGTCATCCTTGTTGAACACGGCGCCGTTCCAGGTGCCATCACCACGCAGGACTTTTACCCGCTCGGGTACCCGATACCAGCACTCGCAAATAAGGTTCCGCTTGCGGTCACCTACCCCCAGCATGTCGCCAGGCTCGCCAAACACCGAACCGAATGTCTCGGGGTCGCCGTACAGGTAGGGATTGAACGATGAACCGAACTCCCCTGACATCTGCGACAGGGTGACGATGTTGTCAGCAGCGTGTTCGAGCTCTTCCTTGAAGTCGGGGAACATGGCCTGAGTAATGTCGGTGTCCAGGCTCTTTTCCCTGATTAGGTACCGGCAGTCTGACAGGTCAGGGGCCGTTGAGAACGGGTCGTACCAGATACAGCGCCAGGATTCTGACCGGGAATAAAGCGGCTCGTCTTCCGGATCGTTGCGAATCCCGTCCTCCAACCAGCCAAGGCCGACTATTGCCGAGTCAGCAAATGCCCGGGACCGCTCGAACTGTGCCTTGTTGACGTCCTGGAGGTACTTCAGCAGGGAAGTCTTGCCCTGTGCGGCTTTCCCACCGGCAGATTTTCGCGGCAGAACTCGGTAATCGATCCTGGTTCGTTTCTCGGTACCGGTCACCCACCGGATGGTTATTGCGGGGAGATTGAAAACGAGGGGAGCTTGTCCGCGGTCTTCCATGACCTTCAGGTCTTCGTCGCTCCATGGGTTGTTGTCGAAATACTCCTGGTCCCGGTGCATCTCTTCCCGGTTCTCGGCCTGGTTCAAACGCGCCTGCCGGCGGAACTGCATGACCTTCCGAGCTCGCTCCTTGACCTCGTCGCTCTCCAGGTATGCCTTGAACGAGTTCCGCTTTTTCTGGCGGACAGGTGCAGTGACTCCGGTGGAGGGAGTCTTTTTCCTCGGGGATATGGTTACCTGCTCAGCCATGCTGGGCTCCAGAAACGAAAAAAGCCCGGTCAGTGTGAGAGTGGAATCTCAAACCAACCGGACCATTGGTGCCACCGGTAAGGGTGGGCAACGGGTGCCGCTTTATTTTATGGTGACCTTAGCTATTGTCTCGATGGTACCCACTACGCCATTTGTGACGTGAAGCGTAACACTTCCACATGGGTCGGGACAAATTTTGTATCGACGTAGCACATTTGTCAACTCTTTTTTCAGTGCTTCAGTGACCTCTCTAGGTGTTTGCGCCATTTGCTGTCACCCTTTCCGTTAACTCGCCCGACTTTACCTTCTCCCCGTCAATGGTCAGATCGTACTCACCGATGACCGGTTTCGCCTCCGCAACATACGGCTTGGCATGGATCAGGTAGTCAAGACGGTCGGCAATGTACTCGCGGAGCTTGTGCAGGGTCGTGTTGTCCGTCTGGATCTCCAAGGCGATTGCCATCTTGAACAGGCTAAGAGCAATGTCGAACTGGAAATCACCTTGCGCCATTGCCTCCAGAGTCTGCATGGTCAGCCACTCGTTGACACGAATTTCAGGCTCATGAGCCCGCAACACGGAGAATATCCCGTCCATTTCATCCTGCTCACGGGCTACCGGCTCGTTGTACTTGTAGGCGCAGTTAAGCGGGATGATCGCGGTCAGGCGCCTTGCGTGGTTGTTGATGAAAAGTGCCGGGTCGTTGTTCTCTCCAAAGTACCCGACTCTCCAGTGAATGTTCCTGGCTGCGAAGAAACTGATGGTAGTTTGCATTAGCCCCTCCTCTCTTTTTCCAGCATGGTATCAATGCGACTAGAAACGAAGTCGGCACAGTCCGAGTTCACAAGCGGGAATCCAGGAGCGTATTCGTTTCTGAACGCCGCACAAAGCTGTGCTTTCACGTCGCGCATAGCCCGCTCTCTGATTTCGTAATAAATTTCAGTCGGCATTTCGAAGTAGTTCGCTTTTGTCTCTACAGCAGCCACGGCCTCGGGTAATGCTGCCACATCGATAGGGGGGCATATTGTCACTCTGATTGTGCTACTCACTTGGCACTCCTCCTTTGATTGTCCTGACCACATTCAATGCTTTGAGGTCAATATCCCGGCATATCCTGTCGAGCTTGCCGAACACTGTTCCTCTGATTCGCTTCATCCGTGCATAGTGCTGGCACTGTTTCATCGTGACCTCCAACTTCCGCGGCTGCGAGACTCGCGTGACCTGGCGGCACTGGTGACGCGCTTAGGCGTATCGATGCTCGCGTAAATGATTGACTCCCCTTCGTCCGGTGACCGCTGCAGCCTGAGAATGATATCGTCTTTGCTCTCAACGAGGATCCGGCCGTTCTTGAGTTTCCACCGTGGTGCGCATAGGTCGGCCATGAGAGATTGCCCGGGGGGGAGCGCAACCGGATATGGCGAGGCCGGGTCGAGCAGTTCCCTCATGTGCCACCAGAGAAACGCCCGCAGGTTGTAAAAACGCAGAGTCCCGGTGCTGTCCAGCTGTTCGCACTTCTCGGCGCCGTTGACGCCTACAACGTGAACGCCGGCCCCGTCGAGATGATCATATGGAGACGTCCCGACGCCGATAATGTCAACATGGATCGGTGCCCCGTTGCGCGTTGCGGCCGTAGCCAAACCTGCAGTTGTCGCCCCGTCCGGAGTCTCAACCCCTGGATAAACCAACAGCCGGTCGTACCAGCTGCCGTGCCGGCGGGAAATACTGGTCTTGTCACGCCCCCCCCTGGCCACGTCGAGTCCCACGGAGTCCATGGGGCCCTGTTTCCCGTCTTCTGTCCAGCGAGCCTGGGCGGCCTTGACCCACTCGGTCGGGATGACTTGCCACGGGTCCGCCTCTTTGCCGGCAGAGAAATCGCCCTTGAGCATCCTGGAGCGCAGCGGCTCGGGGAGAGATTGCAGCGTGGCCTTATAACCGGTGGACATGAGGAACGGATTGTCTTCGACGCTGGAGGGGATAAACGTCCTGGACCGGGGGATGATGATATCCCCCTCAAACTCGAACGGCTCACCATTGGGCCGCTCGATATCTTTGCCACCGATCACGGCGTAATACCTGAGCTTGCCCGGGATTTCGGGGTAGTCCGGATGGTTTGGGTCCAGCCATGGCGCCCAATAGGAGATGACCCACTCCCCTTCGGCGTCAAGCGGGGGATTGCCGGCGGCAACAACTCGGCACCGCTGACCTTGCTCCGTGGTCCGTAGCCAGGTGATCAGGAACCGATACTGAAACTCAGTGAAGTTGGTAATCTCGTCAAACGCCTTGAGGTCATGCGGCCGGCCCTGGTATTTCCGCTCGTCTCCAGCGTTCGGGCATGCTCCTATTTCGATGAACCGGTTATCGGGACGCCTCCAGGTTATCGGAGGGCTCATATTCAGGCCGCTACGATCCCCGACAATCTCAACCAGACGATCAACGATACCGGAGACCTCGGTACCTACCCGGCGGAATATCGCGCTCCTACGGTGGGTGGTGAGAGCAAGACCGCAGATCAGGTCAGTTTTTCCACCGCCGGCCGATCCACCATAGAAGAGTTCGTCAGCCTGGGAATTGAACGCCTCGGTTTGAGGACCAGGGAGCGGCACCCACAGGGGAGCATCAACAGCCAGCAGCGCGTCGAGCTCGGCCTGCTCGTCGGCGGTGAGGTAATCGAGGAGCTCGGTTATCTTTTCGATTTCGCTGCTCACTTCTTACCCTCGGCGCGATCCTTGGCCGTGCGCAGGAGAAAACCCACCCGGGCGGCCCGCTGCACTGGCGTCATGTCCTTGACCGTGATATCACCCTTCACTGGGTTGTCAGCACTCCCCACGTCCTTCCAGAGCTTCAGATACCGTCCGGCAAGCTCAAGCGTCTCGCGGATCCCGACGAACTTCACCTTTTTCGTCTGCCCTATGGACGTGCGATCTTCCCCGCGGCCGCTCATGATCTCATCAACCTCGATGGACTGGATGGCCAGGGCAACGTCATAATCGAGCTCATGTATCGGCTTCAATGCTCCGGTTTCGTCGTACAGATCTCGCGGGTCGAAATGGATCAGCGCGGCGAGTTTGCGAAGTACCTTGTCGGATGAAATTTCCAGACGCCGGTTGCGTTCGTCGCGGAGCTCTTCGATACGGGCTTTAATGCAAGGTTTCGCAAGGAGCTCACTGGCGCTGTTTCTGGCGGAATCATAGCTGGATTTTGGGTAGGCCCGCATATACGCTCTGGTCCCGTTTTCATCGATAATATACTCACGACAGAAACGTTCATGCTGGGGGGAGAGTTCCTTCTCCAGCGTCTCCATGACCTCGGCAACGCTTTTTCCCTGTGATAGGAGCTCGGCGCCGGGAAGCTGACAGTTGACCATGCGCTTATCAGATTGTGGGGCCGCGGGCTTCTCTTTTTTGACCCGCGTCTTCTGGATGGGGGGGGAAGTTTTCTTAGCCTTTTCCGGTGGGGGGGCGTCTGAAACAGAAACGCCGGCCTTGACCTTCTTCTTTCTGGTCGTGACCGGCGCCGTATCTGTTGTTTTCTTGCGGGCTCTCTTCTTTGTTTCTTCCACCTATCCCCCCTTGCCGAATGAACGCATAAGATTTTATTCAGCAAAAGGTTATAAGTCAAAGATTTTTTGGAGTTATGTTTGCATTCCGCTTTTGTGACCAATTTGGGGGGTTATGCAGCCCCCCCCCCTGCACAATCAGTAGTTATAAATCTCTCCGTGTGTCAGACGAAACACACACCGCTGCTGCAATATCTCCCTGGGTCGAAAAGTGTCGGCTCCGGTGAGAGGTCAACCTGATCCAGAGGAATACACGCCTCGTGCATCCATGCGAAAGGGTCGATCCGCTGAATTTCCTTTTCCAATGCAACGGCCTCTGCAAATTCATCAGGGGTATTGTCTTTCATGTCCAACCATTCCGGATCGCCTTGGTTTGAACAAATTTTGCACCGTGAACGGGGCGGAGTAGGCCACCCCATGCGCTCAACCGTCAAAATGGATTCGTGCCGTTTCAGTGGCGTATCAGTGATAAGCGGAAACCTGATTTGCCCCTTCCGGTATTCTTCGCCGGACATCATCCTTTGCGCTCTTCGCCATTCGTCCAGGCTAAACCCTATCCATTTCCGATACTGGCTTCGAGTAATACCGAATTTCTGAGAAAGGAAGCGGTTTACAACTTCAACTTTCCACGTCTTACTGCAAAATCCGCTCAACTTCCCTGTCTCTCCGCTCTGGTTCGTAAATAGCGGCAACAAAATCGTTTCCTCGTTGTGGCTTTGCCAGTCGCGGCCATGTGCAGGAATGCTTTTCCATTCAGGTCCAATGCGATGCACTTCCACCCCCACGGATTCCATTGCTGGCCGGATCACCGCATCCAGATATTGCCACGTAGTCCCGCATTCATATCCAGTATCAGCAATCACAAAGAAGTCAGGCTTCGGTAACTTCCCCTGCACTATCAGGGCAGAAATACACGCGCTCTGTGTCCCACCACCGGATGAAAAAACCTCTATCATTTTGCAGCTCCTTTGCTCCGAGGCACCAACGATTTATAACAAAACGCTGGTGCTGTCTGCGCTGCGCTTGCAGCACAGCTCAAGCCGTTATCCCTCAAAATCAATCACTGTCCGCCGCAGACTCAGAGCATAAGCTCTTTCCGCCTGCGCCCCCGGTGAAGCCGTCCAGCATGGCAGCATGACAAGGACATCAGCACGACGTACCATCAACATGCAGTGTTCCATGTACTCGTCATATTCCCATCCAGCAGGAAGTTCTGTGGGATTAAGTATTTTTCGCGCACCCGCTCCCATTAGGGCAATGTGTGCCCGGTGGAATTTCTCCCCATAATTAGGGTCAGACGAAATTGCGCCGCTGATGTAGACTGTTTTTCCTGCAACTGTGTTTTGCAAATCTTCCTCCTAGTCCACCGAAATGGGATAACCAGGACGCTGGAAGCCGCCCAAAAGACGGCGGTTCAGCGCCGTGGCCGTTAAATGGAATTACTTCATCACGCTGACTGCCGCCTTGATCGCCTCAATAGCAGTCTTTCCCAGAAAGTATGGTTGCCCCGGGTTTTCGGTGAAGTACCATGCTGCGAACCCCTCCGAATCCACCGTGTAATAAAGTTCGGGGAAGAAACCCCGCTTAACCAACTCGGTCAGGATGATTTCTGCCGATAATCGGGGTTGCCATCCATCTTGGCACTCAAATATTCCCGCCGCAGTAGGTATCATCCAGCAGTCAGACCCTTCGTCATACTGCCACCCAAGCCATTCGGCTATTTTCTTGTCTGCCTCTTTCGTCATAAAACCCTCCATTTAACCAGTGGCCAGACTCCGCCCTACGGCGGGTCAGCCACAGGCCCGTTATCTGTCTACCTCGGCAGTTTCTGCGATTCGCAACAGGATGTCGCGGAATGCCTCCGGGGTTGCGTTTCTGATCCTGGTCTTATCCTTGCCGCCTACCATCGCCATCATCCCAATGCGTCGGGCCTTCTCGTACCCGTACCGCTCCAGGGCAACCGGATGAATACGCTGGCCGGACGTTCCCCATACCAGTTCCGGCAGTTCCACACCAACGGCATACAGCCAGGTTGCTTTCCTGCTCATGTGGCCGTAATGCCCCTGTTCAACGTGGCACGTCCAGCCGCCGAACTCGTCAGCCTTTACCCATCCGCCAGACTTCGGCGGCGCCATCAGCCCAAAGAAACGCCAGGCGTGAGAATGTGCCGGATGCTCCAGAATGCCGCCGTAATTCCGTACCGCAGTCAGCGCAGAGGCAAAGCAACCGCCATCCTCGCCAAGTCGGTACTGGTTCGGTTTGTTCGGCGCTCCATGCCAGTACCGGCCCCAACGCTGGCAGGGTGGATGTGCCACAACCGGAGTCGGCCCTTGGTATTTCCGGGCGTCTCTCGATTCGTCCCAAGGGTCAACGCCGGGAAGTCCGAAGTAAGCGCCGTCTGTCTCCACGAAAAGTGCTGCTACCACTGCAAACCTCCTTACGACAGATAACAAAACACAGCAGCGGTCAAGCCGCTGTGTTCAAGCCGTTATCTGGACTTCCGAATGTGGCAGTATGGTTGCCAATGCCAATTCCCGTGACGAATATCAGTGACCGTTCCGAAATCCGTCATCCTCTCCCAAAATGATTTGATAGGCCACCGTAGGAACAGAAACCATGCGGCCCGGTGCGGACGCTGCCACCATTTACCGGCCCTCCAATCAGTAGACACCCACATGAACAGCGTGTATCCGATGGCGTAGAACAGAGCGTCCATCAATGGCCATACGATGTTCCAACCTACCCAGATTGCGCCGATTGCGGCAAAAATTTTAACGATCACAAAACCTCCAGATAACCAGAACAGTGGAACAGCCCTAAAACCGGCTGTTCACCGTCTGGCCGTTATGACCCTTGATGTTGCGCTTTCCAGAGTTCGAGCCAGGAAAAAGCGATCCCCGGCGGACGCCTACCATTTTCGCCTACTCGCTCCCAGCTATTCCAAGTCCGGTAGGGCGTCCCCGAAAGTTCCGCCGCCTGTTTTACGGTGAGGCCCGCAGCTTCGCGGGCCTCTGTCAGTTCCTTGGCAGTCATTATATGTTGCTCCCGCCAAGATCAATGATGTAGTTGCGGTCATAATCCTCATTCACGACATTGAGGTATGCGCCGCCGCGCTCGCCAAAGTTCCCGCCGCAGGTGCAATCAGAGTTGCCACAAAGTTTACTACGGAGTCGAAGAGCTGTTTTGCGGCTGATTTTGTAAAGCCCCTTGTTCCGGCCTTCCGTGATAAGCTGCGGGATAACGGTTGCTTCGGTGTTGTGAAAATCGTTTGTCAAAGTGATCTTTTTCATTTTGTTTTCTCCTCAGTGGTTTTTGTTTCCATCTGAGTTAACTATAATGCACATTGTGCATAGAGTCAAGCATTTATTTTCACATTGTGCATTTTTATTTTGTGCCGGTAACAGTGGCAAGCGGATCATAACAAAACGTAGCAGCAGGCGATGAAGCCCGCTGCTGTACTCAAGCCGTTATAGTCTCGCGGACGTACCTTTTCCCGGCGCAAAACTTTTTTCAAAAAAAATGTGCAATGCCCGTATTTTTTTTCTTGCAATCCATGTTCAATGCCCGTATACTCAAATCATCAGCAACACACAACGACTTAGGAGGGACATCATGAAACGGATCGACGTAGTAGAAATCAAGGCCAACGGAGAAAAAATTGAGCACACCTTCCGCACCAACGACAGCGGCTGTTACCTGTTCATCGGCGTTTCTTCCAACAGCCAGATCTCCTGCGAAAGTGGTTTTCAGTCCCTCCGCAGAATCAAAACCGCTATTCGCAAATATCTCCGCCGAAGTCACAACCCCGAATTTGACGGCCCTTACCCCCGCCTCAGCTTCAACCCCTCGCAGAATGTGGAGTGGGAAAAATGAAAACCGCCGCCGATCTCCGGGAAGCCCGTCGCAAGACGGGCCTTTCCATAGCTGAATGCTCCCGGCTCTCCGGGACCCCCTACGATACCTGGCAGGGATGGGAATCTGAGGGAACAACGCGGAGCCGCCGCCCCCCGCCCATCGCGTTTTCATGGCTCGATATGTACAGCCAGCTGCATCCATCCAACTCTCCGGCCCCCAATTAGGGGGCTTTTTTTGTCGTAAAGCGGTGGCGCTGAGGCTATAACCACCGCTCGGACTGCGATTCGCAGCGCTCCCGCGTCAAGCGGTAGCCGTTATGGTGTCTCGATGTACCGCTTTCCGTTTAGCAAACCGGCCTTGTAAAAAAACGGTACATGCCCCGCCTTCGCCTGTGCTTGCAGCCGCATTGCCCATGCGCCATCAAAGGGACGCTTGCCCTTGCCATTCTCGGGGCCGCATATGATCCAGGAAAACACCGGCTGCTGGTCAGGACAATCGACGCAGAAACCGCCGTCAAAATCGTGAGTGTTACAGAACTTTGGCCAGTATCCCAAATCCACCGGCCCAAGCATCGGCTCAACTAGCGCCCCCACTTTCCAACCCATACGGGCCAGTTTCACGGCTTCCGGTGCTCGCTGGTCTGCCTGCTGCTGATTCTCCATCGTCACCAGATAAATCAGCTTCTCGCGCCTTATCAACAGGTTCCCCGCTCCGTGCTGTCTTTGCCAATACTTGACAACCTCTTCCGGCCGTTTCGTGCAGATAATGTGATAGTCGGGACCGTGACCTATGAGCCGGTGCAAACTGTCCCGCATTTTGTCCGACACTCCAGGATGGAAAAGATCGTTCCAGTATGTCCAGACGCGGGGCCTCCGCTTGCTGTAAAAGTTTTTTGGCATGATATCCAACAGGCGTTCAGGACGTTCAACGATAGTTCCGTCAAACGGTTTGCCGCCATTGAAGCGCATCTGCATTGCCTCGCTCCAGCAGTTTTGACAGCCTGGGGAGACTTTCGTGCATCCCTCCACAAGTGCCTTACTGTGCGTCCAGAAACGCCCTTCCAGTAGTTCTTTTTCCAATATCTCTGACAGGTCCATTAATCCTCTCTCCTTAGCCATCAGGCTGTTATGCTACTCCAGAGTTTATGAAGTCTTTCAGCTGCATCTCGATACAATCTCGCGCTCTCCTTGCGCTTGTCGGCCTTTGCATGACATCCCCTGGCCGTTGCTCGACAAAGCGGGACCGTGAGGTAATCAGAGCATTTCGTTGCAGTCCCTCCGGTCTCGATGTGGTGGGCGTCGATCATCTTCTCCCCGTTGACCTCTGCAGGACACATGCACTCAAGGCATGGCAAGGTCCGAATCCAGGCCAGGTACTTTTCATCACGTTCAGGCTTTTCTTTCCAAAACGAACCGCGAAACTCAGAACGCGAAATTTGCCCTAGGATTGGTTTTCTTCCCCCCGGCGCTTGTCCGACATCGTTCATGTGTCAGTTCTCCACGCCTGAAGGCAAGGAGGAGGGCTGTTGAATATTTTTCAACTGGACGTCAACCGGGTAATAGCCCCTTACTCTGTTTTTCAGTTCCACCCAGGTGATGATGTCGTCAACGTACTGCTCTCCGCTTTCGTTGATCCTCTTGCGGAAATAAGTTTCCAGTGAATGCAATGCGTCCATGGCTTCTCGGTCACAGTCCAGTTGGCGACATGCCTCTGCTTCTGCCTGTGCTTCAATGACTTCTGACAAGGCGTGGGATAGTTGCCCGTCCACCGTGGTAGTCTCAACATAAATTGTTGCCGGGAAATTAAAAATCACATCTGCCCCCTTTGATCTTCACCATCCATGATAATCCCTCGGCACATCTCCGTGAGCCTGGATACAATAGCCTGACCGCTCCACCGGTACCGTGTCTCAATAGACTCAAAACCAACGTTTGCCGTTACAATGACCGGGAGTTCCCACTCGTACCGAGTATTAATGAGCTCATAGACCTGTTCTTCCACCCAATCCGAAACCTTTTCTTTTCCAAAATCATCCAAGACCAATAAATCGCAACGCTTGAACAGGTGCATCAGTTCAGCTTCAGTCTCTTTACCTCCACTGAACGTCGCTTTAAGCCGGGAAAGGATCCCTGGTACCGTGCCGAAAATTACCGAGTGTCCCTGCTGCAGGTGCTTATTAGCAATTGCTGCCGCCAGATGGGTTTTGCCAGTGCCAGGAGGCCCCATAAACAAGAGTCCAGTTGTTGATGGCAGCGAGTAGGACCTTGCCATATCAAACGCTTCACGGACAACGTGCGTCTTATTGTTCACTTCGAAACTAGCAAAAGTCCGCTTCTGAAATCTGGTTGGCATCTGTGCTTGGTTGAATAGTGCGGTTATTCGGTTAGAGACATTACGCCGCTGTGCCTCTTGTTCTGACTGCTTGTCCTGTTGCTCCTGGATGCGATATTGATCATCAGCAAATTGCAATGCTTCAGGGCACCTACACGGAAGGGAAATGCTACTTACTATCTCTCCAACTGACAGCGGCCTCAAAAGTTCTCCGCAGAAACTACATGTTTTCGGTTTGCTTTCGATCTGCTGATCGTTTACAGAACGCCTCGGTTTTGGAATCTGTAAACGAAGGCGAGCCGTTTCTAGCCGTAGTTGCCCCTGAAGTATTTCTTCTGATATTTCTTGAGTTACCGGCACATTCATTTTTTATCTCCGCACTGTTTTTGAACCATCGGCTGATGAAAAGCCAAACGTCGGGACCTGGTGGTCGAGACCTTGTTTTAACCACGATTTCCTCCATCTCGATGTTTATTGCCTTGTCATCCATTTTGTAATTTTCACGAATGAATTGGCGCTTTTCTTCGATCATTTCCCTGATGGCCTTTTCAGTGTTATTTATTCCTACCGTTATAGATGGAGATGGAGATGGAGATGGAGATGGAGATGGAGATGGGCTTAAACGATTCGTTAACGGTCGTTCAACGGTCGTTAAACGTTTGTATTCTTCCGTTGAAATACTCGATATTCCTTGTCTTTTCAGTTCGGAGTATACATGTGGATGCGTCCTAGCCATCCTTGAAAACCGTGATTTATCTGATCTATCAGCAGCAGATGAAGCGTAACCGTTATGCGTAGACCAGTCATGCAGATGGTAATTACCTTCTTCGTCAACGTCGAGCAACGACAGTTTAACGAGCGTTGTAACGAACGTTGAAGGATCGTTAGCCCATCCCGCCATAAGAGCGATATCCATATCATCCAGACCAGACAGATTTCCGTCCGGCCGCTCCATGGCAGTAGCTATCCACAGGTCTAGCAAATACCCTGTGCCATCCTCTCCAAGCATGAGCTTCAACTTTTGGCGTTTCCGATGACCTTTGAACGATACGGATATGCGAATGTCTACGTTCATTTATCCTCTCCTTGAATCACAGCAATCCACCACAATGAGGACATACGTGATTATCCTCATAAAGCGCATCTGCAGGCGAAACTATGCCCTTGAATCTAGTTTTTGCGACGTGAAAATACTCCTGCGTAGTTTTCAGATCCTTGTGGCCCATCAATTCCTGCACCATCTTGACGTCGACACCTCGTTCCAAGAGGTGAGTAGCGAACGTATGGCGCAGGTTGTGAGGTCACGCATGTTTGTAGATATGCGCTAGTGCCGCCAACACTTCATCTTTGTTGCGTGGTTTGAAGAGGATATTATCAGTGAGATTTGGATAGTTATGTTTGTGATTCCAACGACTTCCCATGACACACCTCCTTTTGTATTAAGCCGCAACCTTGCTACATAATCAGTAGTTATCTCTCTTCCGACACTTCCGGTGGATCCAAAATAAAAGCCGCTATGTGTCTGCCGGTTCCTTTGCCTCGAGATCCGTCCTCCGTGGCACACCAACGAACGTCTCCAAGGTTCCGCACCTTTTCTGCTCCGATTGCGGCCATCATCATCAGCACCCATTTGTCAACGGGGTACACGATCACAACCCGCTTGCCCTTTTTGTTCTCTTCGATAGCTTTCCGCATCCAGGCAGTCGGGCCTTTCTTTTTGCCGTTGTGCATGATGGATCCAAATGGAGGATTTACATAGTTGCTCTGCCCCCATTCGCACGTCAGACCGTCGAAATCATCCGGTTTCGGAAACGGACAGGGGTCAAAGTCAAAGTTAAATTCTGCCTCGAGATCCGCCATCAGTTCAGGCGGTGTCAGCCAATAATGCTTCCCGTCATCACCGTTGCCTTGGTGAAATTTGTTGTCCTCTGGTGGTAATTGATTTTGGTGCATCTATTCCTCCTAGATTCTACAGCGAGAGATAACCAAACGTAGCAGCGGACGATAAACCTGCCGCTGTACTCAAGCCGTTATATTTCTAATGCAGCTTTGGCAATATCGTACATTCGGCCATCTTGCGGAAAGTTACTGCCGCTTTCGCCTGCAACAGCAATGTCTTTTAGCGCCTCACGGTAACGCATTTCCCTGTCCACGGCTTTGCATACATCGGAGTAAGAGGCGCTGTAACCGTAGTCGCCTTCCTTCGCTCTAGCCTTGATTGTTCTCTCCGTGTTCTGCATTGCCGCAACTCCGCAACCGGCGAGTTGTACCCGAAGTTGTTCAATATCTTTTTCGAGTCTAGCGGCTTTCTGGATTGCTTCATTTTTTGTCATAATTTCCTCCTACGAAATATAACCAGCGTTCCGACCCGACCAAGAAGCCGGACGGGTCAAACGCCAGCCGTTATCGATATATCTGCCTGGCCTCTTCGCCAGTAATGTACTTGGCGATGGCCCCTTGCGGTAACTGTGCCCCAAGGTCTCTCAGGCATATTGGCCGGTAAACAACGGTGTGATGGAGTTCAAGGCTCCGTGCCCGCAACTGCGCCGGGGATAAGTCCAATGGTTTGACTGGCACACGCTCGCTTTTTACCCGGGGAGGCTGCTTCTTCGCCTGACAGGCTGACATTTCTTTTTCCTTCCTGCGGTTCTTGCCACCCATGGCGGCCGCCTGGCGCTTCCGGTCGTCCCTGCAGCCTCTGCCCGTGGATGGATCGCAAGTCTTCCGTGCGTTGAATCTCGCGTTGCTTTCCCTCTCCATTTTTATCAGCATCTCTTTGCAGATCACGCAGGGGTGGGGGATGATAGGTTTCGGTATCTGGCTCATATTTCACCTACCACGATGGAGACCCCGGGCTTATCTCCGTAAACCTTGCTGGCATAACCGATTGTCACAACCTGGGAATCATCCAGCCACACTTCTCGGGTAAGCGCGTCCTTTACACACCGGATCAACTTGTCCAGGTCCGGTTTGATCGTGTGATGCGTTGGCGAACTAGCCTTCAGTTTGTCGGCATTTTTACCCGTCCCGAAATGACTCTTCGGCCGCGGCATGACGAAATAGAGTTCCAATCGGATCGCGCCTTTGAACGGAGTCAACGGCCCCATCGCCTGTGCTGCAGCGTAAGAGATTTTGGACGCCCACGGCTTTTGCCGTTCCCTGTTGTCCTGAATAACGTGCGCTTTCCCGGTATGGCGGTTCGTGACAGCGCGGCCGCTGCCTTTTGGTACCGGTTCCCCCGGTACGAAAAATGACAATACCGGTTTCATGCTGCCCCCTTGATGGTCTCAAGGTCGACCTTTTCGCCCGGGAGGACTTCGACAATCTTAATGGGTGTCTGATCAAGCAATGCTTTCCGATGGAGCCGGCCGCATACCCGGCAGTAAGTGAAGCGCACTTCAGACTTCACGCTCGTATCGAGGTGGAACGGCTGGCAACACTTCTGCTCTTCTGCTTCTTCGGGCTGCAACTGGCGTGTTACCTCCGATACTTCCAGGACCGTTTTACACACCCCGCACGACACTGCGTTGCTTTCAATTACGCGCTGGTCCTCGGGGTGCCGGCAAACTACGGTGACTCTCTGCAAGGGGGCAAGATTCTTGCCGCACAGTATCGGAGCACAAGCGTTGCCGACTTTGACATGAGGACATCCGGCCGGATCCTCGGGACAGCCGGCGAACATCCCGATTTCCTCCGCAGCCAGGTCGTAAGTGAACATATCCATCTGCTTTTTATCCGGAGGAATGATAGACGTGTCGATGACCTCCCCGGTGTCGGTCCTGATCAAATGGCGCAAGTTCGTTCTCCAGTCGTATTGCCACACACATTCGATGTCGCGGTGTTCAATGCCTGACTCGATGATGCCGGCGAGTTCTTCCGTCCGGATTTCAAGGGGCTTGATTTTCTTATTCAGGCCGCTCCGCTCTATCTTCAGCGACACGACATTCATGACGCACTTTGACATTTCCTCCCCGCGCTCTATGAGCTCGGCTTCAGTCAGTTCAACAGGGAAATTTCTGATAATTGGCAGACTCATGCAATCCTCCGTGCAAGTTATTTGAGTGAAATTTATGCTTCAGGTGGCTCTGCTTCGGGACACGCTGGATTGTGGCACTTGCCCTCTACCAGGAGCTTCCCGCACTGGCCACAGAGTTGCGGCCCATCACCTATTTCCGAGAACTCAGCGTCTGAACATTCATTTTCGAACCGGCTGAGTATGTCCCGCTTTCGGTCCTTTTTTCCGGCCTCCCTGTCGAGACCTTCCTGCTCATTGAGGATGGCCACGGCCTCGGCCATCCGATCAGTGCAGGGGAGGGTCTTGTACGTGTGCTTGATCATTGTCTTGAGGCACATCTCGTCAGGATGAGTAGCCCATGGGCCGTTTTTTGCCTTGCTGGTATCCCGGGCCTTCTTGAGCTTCCAGATAGGGAAGGGGCTTGAAATTATCTTGGTGCCGTCGTGCAGGATGGCCACGGTGTAGCCGCACACGACGTTGTCCCAAAACTTGCGGGGGTCGAGCAGGTCCTCGGTGGGGTTGAGATTTGGCCGACGTGTTACATGCACTTCGCCGTCAATCTCTTCCCAGCTGAAATCATCGCCCTTGTAGACAAGGTGTGCTGCCAAGTGCTTGACACTACCGCTGTCGGTAGCGATCTTGATAAGGCCGCGATAGGAGACATCCAGACAGCACTTGCCGTCTCTCGGGACCAGGTACGCAAGCGCCATGGCCGGGTTCAGCGTGATCCCGATCAATGCGATATTGGTCACTGCGTTGGTAATGGACTGAGCGCCATCACGGGTCTTCGCTACGTCCTGCAGCCGGTCGGAATTGCGAAGCATCTGAAGCGCAAAACCGATTTCCTTCAACCAGAGAGTTTCTTCGCCCCCGGCCACCTGGAGAAACATACCCTTTGCAGCGAGTGCGCACTTCTCAAAGACAGGGCGCTCTTGAATAGCTTTTTCTTCTGACATGGTGATCACCTCCACGGTGGCATATCGAACTCAACGAACAGATCGTCGGGAACGATTTGCGACAGGCTGAATATGTGACCAGGCACCTGATAGTTAGGCCAGTTCCCGGTCGTGCGGCTCTCGTTGTAGAGTGATAACTGTCTGTGCGCCTCATGACATGCCCAGGACAGCCACGACTCTGACAGGTATCCGGTAAGCACGGGGTAGGGGGGCTCTGCCTCGACGGCGATGAGCGCAAACGTGTCGATCTTCATCCCGAGAGCTCTCGCCCCGTTGGTGTAGTGCCCCGCCTGGATGTCGTAATACAGATCACACATCTGGTTTCTGAACTTCAGCACGTTGGCGGTTTTCTTGAGGTCGACCAGCAGGAACCGGCCGGGATTGAAGTCGATACGGGCCTTGCACCGTACTCCCGTGTCCTTGTCATCCCATATCAGCGTGAGTTCTTCCGTTCCTTGCTTGAGGAACATCCCGGCCACGTCATGGGAGCGGAGAGCCGCGTCGACCCCCTTGATAATCTCCATGGTCGGGGTTTTGTAGTAAGATTCGGGGAGTATGGTCTTGCCATCGTTGTGCTGGACAAAATCGGCCTTCAGTGCCTTGTACTCGTTGGTGTTCTTGTTGAGCGGAGACGAGAACATGATGGCGAAGTTCTCAGCGAAGTGGCTTTCACCCTGCAGTGAATAGCTGTGGATCGCGCTCCCAAGATTCATGTCATCGGTGGGGGTGAACGGCAGGAGAGACCCGGCCGGGTTCTTCGCATAGTTTTTCAGCGTGGTGCTCCCGACATAGGGGAGGGCATGGTATGTGTCCTCGCTTATTCCCGGATAGATACCGGGTTCCAGCGATATATCGGTAAGTTTCAGGGCCGTGTTGCCTTCGGTGAGCGCAACGCTGCCAGATATCCCGAAAAGAGCGCCGATGTCGTCATTCATGGCTTATCTCCTTTCAATGCCTTTATCAGATACGGATCAATGTCAGACTGCCCCAGCAACCATCTTTTGTAATCTGACGGGATATCTTTGATGGCGGTCCCCTTGTGCTTTCCAAACGTCATGATCGTGGGGATGCGGGCAATCTCTGATGCTTGCCATATTTCCTCTACATTTGATGCCGGGATACTTCTGGACTTCAATTCTGCGACAAGAGCATTAAGGAGAGTCAGGCACATATGGACATCTGCCAATGCAGAATGAGCTTCCTTGCAACTGGTTCGGGCGTCTTCGTGCGGGAATAGGTAATACATCATGGCGGACTGTTTATGTGAGTCAGCTTCAGGAAACAGCCACCTACTTAGCGCGAGGGTGCAAATTCTTTTTACGTCTGGAGAGCCTGCAGCTTTCCAGTCGAAATCAATGTTGTGACCCACCAGATATGTAATATCTTCAGGGAGCTTGAACTCGGAACTTGGGCGGCAATCTGTCAAATCGGCAGGAATAATATGGTGAGTTGCCATGGCGCCGAGCTCGATCTGCTTGGAAGGTTTGAACCGCTCGTGATATTGATGATTGCCGTGAATATCAATCCATGCAGCTTCAATTATTTCAGGGGCATTGATCCCAGTTGTTTCAGTATCAAAAATAATAGCCCTCATAAAATATTCCCTTCCGCGATGATGGCAATCTGTGCCCGGGCCTCTACATCGCTTATGGATTGATCCTCGCAGACAGCGAGTATCTTGCGGAACGCAGTGGTAGCATCAGCGCACTTGGCCTCGGCAAGTTTCCTGGCTTTCGCTTCCGCCTTGGCTTTTCGCTCGGATTCTTTCCGGTCAGCCTCGGCTTTCTCAAGAGCTTCACGGTCCCTGGCTTCCTGCTCTTCCCGAGCTTTCCGCTCCTTCTCGCGCTCTTCAGCCTCTGCCGCTTCCCGCTGTGCCTGCTCCTGTTGCTCCTTTTCATCACGCTGGCGTTTCAGTTCTGCAGCATCACGTTCAAGGGCTTCACGCTCCAGCCTGAGCTGTTCCTGCTGCTGTGCAAGTTCGGCCTGTTGCCGTGCCTGCAATTCCGCGGCGGTCTTCTTCTCCTGGAGAGTATCGGTCAATACCTGAATTGCGTTGGTCTTCTCGTCTTGCGCTTCCGCTCTGAACTCCTGGTAAAAGTCTTCACCGATTGGCATTGTTTCCAGCCTTTCGAGCGAACGCTCCAGCGTATCAATGGACAAAAACGGGGCTGTTGTTGCCAAACTGCGCAACTCGTCAATCTCTTTCCTGATCCGTTCTATGCGCTGCTGCTCTTCTTGCAGCTTCTTGGCGGACAACATATTGCGTATTTCGCTTATAGCTTCGGCCCTGGCGGTCTCTGCCCGGGCCTTGAAATCCCCCGTAAATTCGGCGCCGATTTCCTTGGCTTCGAGTGTCCCGAGGAATAACTGGACTTCGTCAACTGACATGCTGATGCAGCGGAGGGGTAGCTTACCGATTTCGATAATCCGGTCATTCAGTAACTGCTGGCGCTCCTGCTCTTCCCGGGCCTTCTGTTGCCTGAGTTCTTCCTTGCGCTGCTCTTCCGCCTTGATGACGGTGTCAATGGGGGCTTCGAGCTTCAGTATCTCGGAGGTGAGGCGCTTCGCCTCTTCGTCTATCAACCGGCACCGCTCCAGGGCCGGGGCCTTGAGTTCCTTGCGCTTTGTTTCAAGGGTTGTCCGCAAGGTGACCAGTGCCCGCCGGTCTACCCTGGCGGTCTCCATCCCTGCCGTGGTTGTTACATCGTAGGTGACCCCTGCGAATTTCTTTGCCAGTTCAGCGAGCGTAGCCGCAGTTGGATTATATTCTGCGATTGTTACGACAACATTTTCCGCACTCATGCGCGTAATCTCCTTTCTTCGTAAATAGATTCTGCTTTGTCATCTGCTGCCGATTGCCGGTCGTCCTCTGTCCACTTCTTCGGATAACCGTCAATCTCCATATCCATGCATTTACTCATGATGGCTTTGCTTATCAGCGGGCGCAGTGCTGAGAGGTAACCTTCAATTACGGACTCAACCCCAATGGGCTCGATAGATGATTCACTCTCTTCTTCTGAGCACTGGTCCGGCGGGCCGGACATAACGGCCGGTCGGTAGTAGTACCGATATTCGACGTCAAACGTCAGATCGAGTGTCGGGACGTCGCAACCTTCTATGGTGATTTCTTTGCGTCCCACCTTAACCCCTCCTTTCTGTGCGGTTCATGAACAAGAGCACCGCGGCCAAACCACCGGCACCGACAATCACCCCGAGTATTCCCCCCAGCGTAAATGCTGCCATGTGACTCATAAGGTGGTACCCCGTTGGCTGTGCTGGCACTTCTTCGAATGTTCGGCCGCTGCAGTTTTGTCGTATCGATCGATCGCTCCAGTGATGATCATCGATAAGATGAATCCAATCACCAACCATGCAGGATTGATTTCCTTATCCCGTTTCATGCACCCCTCCCATACGTGTCTTGCAGGTATTTATCGAGGGTGCTTTCCAGGCACCCGAGCCTGCCATCGCCGCGTTTCATCAGTTCCGGCAGTTTCAACTTATGGGACATGGATCGTGCCCGGTAAGTGCGGACTGTTTTCGGCGTGTAGCCGGCCCGCTCGCAAATCTGTTCAAGGGTTAGGAATCGTTCCGCCATCACTCAGCCTCTTGGTTGCCAAAATTGGATATCTGCGATACAGTCAAGGTGACCTTCTTCTAAAGGTTGTTGTCTTACCCCGGCCACCTGCGCCTACAGGACCGGGGTTTTTTTATGCGGTCTTGCGGTCTTCCCGGTTCGCCAGGTCCGCCAGCGTCGTGCAGATAAGGCGCGTCAGGGGGAGTTCTTTACTCCTTGCCAGCTTTTTTAGCCTGGTCTTGAGGTCCTTACTGATGGTTATTTGAAATTTGGTTTTGTCCTCTGCGCATTGACGCTTTTGTTTGGTTGCTGTATTCTCCATTTGTTTTACACCTCCTTTCGGTGCCAGTTGCATGTGTGTTGAATGTATTTCAACAGTAGTTTACGAAAATTCAACTGTCAAGAGTAAAAATGAATTGGAGTGGAATTTTATGCAACTCATCGATAGGGCGATAAAGGTTTTGGGATGTTCCGATGACACCGGACTTGCGAAGAAACTCGGCAAGGACAAATCCACCATCAGCAAATGGAGGACATCGGGGGCGATCCCGGCGAAGGCGGAAAGAGAATTGCTCGAACTAATGGGGGGATGTCTCCAGGAGGTCATTGATGACAACATTGTGACCATACCCCTGTATAGAGCGGAGGCGCTCGGGTCAATGAGCGGAGCCGGAAGGACCAACGGAACTGACATCAATGGGTGGTACAAGGTGCCCAGGCGCGAGACTTACATAAAACCCGGGGAGCTCTGCAGCTGGATCCCCGCGGCGTTGCAACTTGGCTACGATACTTCGAGCGACTTCTTGCTCTTGATGCTGTTTCAGGGCTCCAGGAAAACGGAAACGGCAACCCTCCGATGGAAGGATATTAACCTCGACGCCGGTACGGCGGTATTCAGGGAGACGAAAACGGGGGTTGCACTAGAGGTTCCGCTCTCGCGGTTCATCATCGAGCGCCTGGAAAAGCGAAAACCATTTTACTGCGACGGACCAGACTCTTATGTGTTTCCTTCCTACGGGAAGACCGGCCATATCGTTGACGCACGAACCGCACTGAGCGCGATCCACTCGAAAAGCGGAGTGATGGCCACCCACCACGATCTTCGGCGCTCGTTCATCACGTACTGTGAAGAATTGGAAATCACTCTGTTCAGCCGCAAAAGACTGGCGAACCACGCTATCCCCCTGGACGTTACAGAAGGGTACACGTTCTTCAACATGGAGAAACTGCGGGCGATCATCGAACGGATTGCGGAGTTCATTTTGACAAACGCGGGACTGCCTACAGGCCTACTGTATCCGCTCCCCTGTCAACCGAACAGGCGGACCAGATCACCGGTACTGCTTTCTGGCAAGGGCTGAATGATGAACAGCGGGCGGCGTTCACGGAAATGATGGCGGGGAGAAACGAACCGCGCCCAAACGTGATTGACTTGGACGCGGCAAAAGTACGGAGACGGTTGGCCAAAACGGCGTAATTTCCCTATGGCACCACGGCCGCGGCCTTGACGATCAGCGGAAGCAGCGAGTTCAGCGCTTCGGTGTTGTTGTTCGACCGGTCCACGGAAGCCTTGCCGCCGCACACCTCCACTTTCAGCCCCTCCTGATCGTACCAGAAGCGGGAATAGCTGGCCTCGCAGCTGATATTGGTTTTCGGGTCAACGGTTTTCACCATGACCTGGGAGCAGGCGGGGAGAACTATGAATAACGTCACGATGAGATATTTCATACGCCCTCCAGTTCGATCTCTTCAATCACGACCTTGCCGCTACCAAACGATGACGTGCCGCCCATGCGGACACCCCAGTAGGCGGCGTAGCGTCTCCAGTAGGACACGCCCTCATCCTTCATGATGGCGAGGAACAGGTCGTCTATTTCCGCCCGGGTTTTGAGCCCGTGCCGGTACCCCCAGTCATGAACGATTGGTGCCGTGGTGGACAACTCGAAGGGAGCGATCAGCCACCAGAGCCCCCGGGGGATGCTGGCCAGATCAGTGACGAACCCTTTCGGAATCGTGATATCGAAACCGTGCTTTTGATAGCGGAACTCCTGCATGACAACCCAGTTATCCGGGTCGCGAGGGTGCAGGGCTATGATGGGGTCATCAATTTTCAGTTTCATGCTTGCCTCGGCTTGTTGTTCTGCAGGATGGCAAAGGCGCCCGTCAGGATCGACCCGACCACTGCCCAATTCTGATAGCTGGCGGCTATAATCCCGATGACAGCAACCCCGATCACAATCGTCCCCTGTTTGAAAGATTCGATATCCATTATGACTACCTCCTTGCCTCTATGGTGTGGACAGCCTTGGTGACATTGGCCTTGACCCGGAACAGCCAGGACTTGAAATACTTCATCATCCGAGGATTCTTCACGGCAATGGCGTGGTAACGCTCGTAGCGAAGCCCCACCAGGTTGACGTACAAGAGCGGCTGATTGACGGCATTGAGCTTGGCAATTGTGAGTGGCCCCACTGCTCCATCAACAGTGATGTCGTCGCTGCTTTCGTTGGACAGGTTCACCGCTTCCTGCATCCTGCGGGCGAGGGTTCCGGCCCCCTGGTTGACTGCCGCATCGAATATCTCGGTAGCATTGATCTGGCTGCGAACTTCCGACAGGCGCAGCTGATCCCAGAAATCCCGCTTGTAGAGCTCTCCTGCTCGCTCCAAGGAAAGGTTGCGGATGTCCTCATGTGGGTAGGTATTAGTGGCAATCCCATACTTGGTGCAGCCGGCGCGGCCCTTGCCGATAACTCCGCCCGTCCAGTTGCCCGGATCATCACGGTCGCACTGCAGGCCACCTTCGTGGCCGAATACTTCGACCAGGGCAGCTTTAATATCGGCGGCCGGAACAGATACCGGAAGGATCAGACAGAGCAGCAGTGCAAACACAAATCTCTTCATCGTTTGTCTCCTTTATTCACTCGCCGTTTCTGCGGTGATAGTGCGGCACTACGTCGCCCTGTCGCTGGTGGGCGGCGTTGCCGGAACATTCTGGACACCGGTCAATACGGTCCTCAATGAGGGTCATCCGTGTCAACATGCCTGGTGAATTTTCGTTGCCGTAGACAATACCGGCCACCTTATCCAGCAGGTCGTCCCGCTGGCGTGTTTGGTACCCGACAACGGCAACCACCACAACGCAGGCCCCGCCTATGACTTTCCAGAAGAAATCGTCAGGAAGGTCGTTGGCCGGGACTTTATCGCCAGCCCAGGCGGCCCATGCCCACACGCTCATCATCACCGCCACAAGCAGCCCAATTCGTTTCATGCCGTCTCCTATTACCACCGTATAGTTTGCAAAATATCGTAGTCTGTCGTGGCGTTGATCTGGTCAACCAGCCGCTGTTTCTTGCCAAGTATCATGCCGATGCCACGCTCGAACGGCGGCACGTTCTCCATGATCTTTGCAACCATCTCGGCAACCGTTATCCCCCGGTCGGCAGCCATGTTCCGGACGGTGAGGCAGGGAGCGTTGTTGTCCAGGAGCCATTCTTCCGCCTGCCGCTGCTGGGTGTTGAAGGTCAGCTTTTCCTTTTCGGAGTAGTCGCCTGTGACGTAATCGAGCCACTTGTCGCACTCCCGGTCAATCTCCTGCCGCTTGAGCGCTTTGATGCCGGGGAAAGCGGCGAAAATGTCAGGGCCGGTAGCCGTGCCGTCAGGCGTGACCAGGAGCAGCAGGCGCTGTGCCGGATCGTCGGCAAAGCGGTCGAACGTCTCGGGCTGGTAGATGACCGTGGCGCCGATCGGCAGCGTTACCTGTTCCGGGTTATCGATGATGTCCGGGCCGAGGATGCCGGGTCGCTCTATCTGCCGGGGCGTTACCTGGGGAACTGTGTAGACTTGGTATCCCATGCGTTACTCCTGTCAGGGGGTTGGACAATACGGGGCGGCCAGCGTCGGTACCCTGCTACACGTCTGCGTATCGATCATGTACGGCGGCCGTGGGCAGTATGCGGGGCGACATTCGGCCTCGGTCGGGCCAGAACACACGCCCATGATGACTGAAAAGATTGCACCGGCAACTGCCATGATGATCCGGGCCGGGACGCTCAAAACGTCACCAACCCGCCACCGGCACTGCTTCTAACGTCAAAAATGGTCCGGTTGCTCGAACTCTTAACGGTAAGGACCGATCCGGTCGGATCGAATGTCAATAGCCGGTAGCCGGTCGTAGGATGCAGGACCGTGACCAGCCCTCGGTCGGTAACTCCGAACACAACGTAGCTGCCAGCCTTTTTAATTTGGAAACGGGTGTGTTCCGTGGCCGTGGCCGACAGCAGAGTAATGGTGCCGTCGTTGGCGGTCCCGAGAGCATTCTGAACTGCTGTAAAATCGGTGGCCCCCTGAGCGCCCTGCGGTCCTTGGGCGCCTATCCTCGTCACCGCAATAGGAACACCGGCAACGCAGTACCGGTTACCGCCGTTGGCAGTCGAGTACCGTACCTGCACGGCAACGTAGTTGTTGGATGACGCCAGGGAGAAAACTGGCTTAACGGAGGGGGTAAACGTGCTGGAAAGGCCAGTCCCGTAGATGCGGTTCGAAGCACCCCCGGTGTACCAGCTCCAGTACTGGGGAGTAATGGCGGCAGAACCCTCGAACAGGTGGACAGCGAAGGCGGACATGGCCGAGGGGTTAAGACCAGCAGAGTCATAGGTGACTGAGCGCACCCCGCCGGAGATGTTGCAAAAGACGGCAGGGCCGGCAGGACCGCGAGCGCCGTCATAAATCGGCGTGCCGATGCCGGTTGCCCCGCAGACGTCAAGGACTCCGGTCAAGCCAGCACCGGAACCGGAGAACGCGGTGGCTTTGACGGTGCCCACCACTTCCAGTTTCTCATTCGGGGCGGCTGGCCCTGTCCCTATGCCGACATTGCCAAACGTAGGAGCAAGAACAACGTTGCCGGGGATGTTCCCGGTCGGCGGGCTGACTGGCCCACCGGTTATTATCACATCCCCGCCACGCCCTCCCTGATTTGCCAGGCCGAAATAGCCACCCCCCTGCACCCTGACCGGCCCTGCATCCGTATAGCCAGGTGCCGCAATGTTCTGGCCGTTGATGATGAACGGTGATGGAGCTATCGCGGCAACATCGGTCAGCCCTATGGTGGTTGCTGTGCCGGCAGGGAATATGATGCCGTTTTTGCCGTATATCGCGGATGATGCCCAGTCGTCGACGATCGGTAATGTGCCGGTCAAATCAAGGCGCTCAAACGGGGTGGTCAGCCGCTTGGTTGAGGTGTATTTCTTAAATCTCCGATCAATGTCCGCCGTGTATGTGCTATTAGCCGTGAACTTCGGCTGACCGATAACCGTCGCCGCCCGCACTAGAGAGGTCAAGGACACGTTGGCAATCAGCACACCGGCCACCGCCGATGCTATAAGGATATGTTTAAAATTTCCCATGCCCCATTCCTCATTACGTAGATATTGCCATCATTAGGTGGAAAGCCCGGCACCTCTGTTTTCAGCGCATACTGCGTGTGCGGGTCCAGTTCCATCAGGTGAGCGGCCACGGCGTTTGCTCCGTCGCCAACTGCAGCAAACGACAGTGCGAGCCATGTCCTGATTGCAGTCAGCGTAGTCTTGCGCCAGCCATCCGGTTGATGAACCGGGACTATCTCGGAGCCGCCAATCTCTGCCGCGTCGGTGAAGTTTTTTGGGTTGACATTCTCGGCCATTATTCCGTACCCGCCCACATGATACCGTCGTCAGTAACCCATATCTCCATGGCGTCGGTGATCCATGCCGCAACCGTGACAACAGGGAGCCCGCCGGGAAGCGCAACAGCTACAGCCGCCAATGGTCCGCATGTTACCGCTTGGGACGCCAGCACCCCGATGGTCACGTCTACATTCACTTCGTCGCCTCGGCAGTAACGGTAATGGTGCCCTGCACCACACGGCGTACTATGGCGTCGTCAGCCGTGAATATTTCCAGGTCGTGAACGTAACTACCAGCAGGTACGGACTTCGAAAGTGTGGCGCTGTATGCCCGCCGGATGGTCGCTGTAGGAATATCGATAGTAACAGCAAGGGTAACAACAGGGGCCGCATCGCTGTACTTCTTGCGGATCATCGAGCGCCCGGTGTAGCCGGTCAGGTCGTAGAGGGTACCGTCGGGGTTCTTGATTACCAAAGGGGGGAACTGCGTATCGTCCCAGGTTGCGCCCTGTTCAAGTGTCAAATCCTGTTGCAGTGCCATTGCGATACTCCTGAAAACAAAAAAGCCCGCAATATACACCTAAGAGTCAGGCGGATATTGCGGGCGTAGGGTACCCCTTAAGGGGGCCGACGGTACCGTTATCTGATGCTGCGGATATTACGTTAAAATTCGCTATCGACGCAAGTTATTTCGATTGCTGCGCTGCCTTGATTTCGCGCCACCGTATCGGGTTTGCCTGTTTGAAGTTCAACTCCTTATCCCGCATCAGCTTATTGACGGTGTCGCGTTCTTCAGGTGTGGCCACCTCGTAGACCTTGAGGGCAGAGAGCCAGTCAAGGTGCTTCATCTTGTTATAGAGGTTCGGCCGCTCGGCCTCTTGCCGCATATCTTTCAACTGCCGGTCGTTGAACAGCCCCCGGGCGCGAACGTCCATGATCATATCCGATGCTGCCGGATCCTTTGCCCGTAGCGCCCGCTCCACCTTCTGTTTCTCCTTCGACCTGTCGAACTGATCTTGAGTCCTGGCACCTTGCGGCATGCGGTCACGGATCATCTCGTCAGCGAGTTTTTCCGCTGCTGTCTTGTTCACGTCGGAAGGCGCCGGGGTGATCCCTATGAACGGCATGAGCTTCTGCGTCATACTTGCGCCCTGCTCGGAGTTCTGCCGGTACCCGCGAACAGCAAAGGGCTCGAACGATTTGCCGACGTGGGCGAGGACCTGGCCGGCCTGCTTGACTATGGGGTCGTCTTCGTGTCTGAGCTCTGTTCCGTAGAAGTCTTTGTTCTTGATCATCTCCGCGACGATAGACAACGCCGGATGCAGTTTGTTGGTGATCGTCGTCAGCGGTGCCTTCCAGTAGTGGAACACGTCTTTCATGTACGACGGGAGCGCGGAGCGGGCCATCCGGCCGTTGGCGCCTATTGTGCCGTTGCGTGGGTAATACAGGTCTTTCAGTATCTCGGCCGGCCCGCCGAACTTGCCCCGGTTGTTCTCGTCTTCACCGGGCAATAACCCATCGGCTGACAGGTACTGAAACAGTGCGCCCATGACGCCGGCCATGATCGGCAAGGCGATCATGTACGCGGCCCGGTTCGACACGCGACGTTTGCGGCCGGCTGGCCGTGAGTGCAATGAATTGTCTTCCGGCAACTCCTTGAGCTCCCGGTACTTCTTGATTACCGGCGAGACCTCTTCCATTTCGATCACCGGGAGTTTTTCACCGATCAAGAGCTTTGTCGGGACATCGATCATCCCACCGCCGAGCTCGCGGATAGTCCCGACGTTCCAGCCCAAGGACCGCACGGATGCCATACCCAGGTCCTTAGCCACCTTGTCCCAAAAGAGGTTGTCGTAAATCAGCTGCCCCATGCGGTTATCCACTGAATCTACAATCTCGGCCGCAACTTCTTGCAGTTCAGTATGGGTCATGTTCGGGTTGTGCTCCAGGGCATAAGAGAGCGCCTGCGCGATGATGCCCATTTTCTGCCGTGGCACCAGCCATTCGAGGATAGGCTTGCTGGCCCGCTCCATGGTGGCAAACGGTATACGCACAACCCCGCCGGCTATGTTGCCGGAACGAAACGCCTGCATCATCTTCTTGGCGATTTCGGTGTGATAAAACCGGTCCATCTGTGCCCGGGCCCCCCCGGCCTGTGCTGCTTCAATCAGGATCGGTATCAGCGGGTTAGACACTGCCCCGGGGGTGTTCCACTCCTTTATCATCTGATGCCCGCGGATTGCATTTGTGACCGGGGCAATAGGGAACTCCATGAACGATCTGATTGCTTTCAGCACGTCCCCGTGTGATGCCTGAATGACCCCGAGGGCCGTACTGGACACTGCAGCGTCAACGGAGGTGAAGCCGGCATGGAATAGGGACAGTCCCAGCTGGAACTGGTTCAGCACGTTGGCGGCCCCCAGGTAGGCGCGGAACGCATCGTTGCCCCTGAGTCCCTGAGATACGAGGTTGTTGAATACCTTAGCCGACGGCTCCGGTGCATACAGGTGTGCCTTGACGATCATCCCCCCGACCGGCAGTTTTTGCTGCAGGTTTTCGAATGTCGGTGTATCGAGCATGTTTTGCAGCTTCGCGCTGTTGTTGGCGATGTCCTCAATCTTCGCGTAGATGGTCGGCGCCACACGCTGGAAATCCTCCTGGTCTTCGAGCATCTTCTCCAGGACTAACACGCTATAGCTCTTCCCGCTGCCACGCTTCATGGCATGGATGTTGTACGTCTTGCCGTCCCGCCCGTGCCATACGAGGTCATTCGCCTCCTGCTTCATGGTGTCGTCGGCGCCCATGGCCACGGCGAGACCGGAGGGGAACGCTTCCCGAGCGAAGTCCGCCAGGTAAAGATCTTGCTTCCCGGTTTTTGCTATCTCCTGGAGTACCTTCCACGCGGGGACATTCGACCCGCCCCATATCGTTCCCATGCGGTCATCCAGCTGTGCCCATCCTTCCGGAGATCGGTGACCGGCCGGGACTTCGATAATCCGCCCCTCGCGCATTTCGCCGTCAATCCAGTCCCGGGCCATAATCCACTGCTCCATCTCTGCGGCCTTGTGATAGATGAAGTCCATGGGATTATCATAAGCCGGTATCAGTCCGGCCCTGATGCCGTCTTCGAACACCTGGATGGTCCGTTGCTTCATAAACGCCTTGCGCCCCTCGAACGGCCGCTTTGACGCCAACTGCATCAAGACGTTTGTCGCCTCCTTTGGGTCCTTCCAGAGCCGAGGGAAATAGAACATTTCGAACTCACGGCCCATGTCTTCCATCTTCTGCGCACTGGTCTTTTGCGACAGGAGCCGGCCACGTTTCTGTATCTCCTGCAGCAACCGATCGAATATGAGATTGTTCAGCCTGGCGAACGGCTGTTCAATCTTCGGGAGCGAGTCTATTTCCCCGAGCTCCACGGCGCGGATGAACTGAAACGACTTACTCGCGGGATCGGTGATCTTCCCCCCATGGCGGTCAAAGTATTCCCGAGCCGGTTCGATGGCCGCGGCGATCTGGTCCAGCCTTCTTGCCTTCTTGCTGCCGAGCTCACGCAGGTTGAGTGCCGTGCGCCGTGCGACAGGCGCCCGGGATGCCGGGGCGAACACTCGGAGAACGCTATCCCACGATTTGACCAGACTGACGCCGGCCGCTTTCATTGCCGGGATGATGTCATCTTCGGCCCCGGTCGCTTTCTTGATAGAGAAACTGCCGCGCTCGTTGTTCAAGGGGCTGCGCTGGTAAAGCCCTTTCCCCTTCAGGTATGCCTGCTTCAGGTCTTTACCGTAGATGTCATTCATGTCTGCAGAGAGATTGTCAATTTCCTCCTTGGCAATCTGACCCCACCATTTCGCGTCGGCCTTGAGCTCGCGGTACAGCTTTTCCAGCATCCCTGCGAACTTCTTAAACAACTTGCCAAGGAACTCTTTCATGGCGGCGCGCCACTCGCGCCACGTCTGATTGCCCTTGGCGTAGAAATGTGCCCCGGCCTGCCTCAACGCCTCCGCTCCGTCTCTTGCCGTGCTGCTGTTGGCAAGGCGTTCGTAAGCCTGCTGGAGCCCCAGCATGTCGAGAGTCACGCTGCTCGATGCCTGAGCACTCCTTGTGGTATCTTCCGCGACTCCTTCCTCTTCGGGAGCCTGTTGCTTATCTGACAGGAGGGTGATGACTTCCTCCAGCCGCGCCCGCTTGTCTTCGAGCTCCTGTTGCTTCGGGAACTCTTTTTTCGTTGCGGCCTGCTCCTGGAGTTGCGGCATGTCCTTTTCTGCGGCTGCCAGCCTGTTTTCGTAATACCGGGCAGAGCCGCCGGATGCCAGCTGGCTAAGGCTCCGTTCAGCATCGTTCAGTAGCGCCCTGAAGTACTGCGGGGAGAATGCCCCTTCGCTCTTGGCCTCTTTCCGCAGTATCCGTTTACCTCTCTCAGTGAGGACGGTCTTTTTGTCCCCGTTAACGAGGCTGACTTCAGCGACAAGATCACCCCACGAATTGGCGACATCCACTTCAAGCTGCATCCCGAGCCAGGAGCCGACACGCCTTGCCATGGTTTTTGCTGCGTCCCTGTCCATCTTCGCGACAATATCGTTTGCGATGGTTGCCAGTTCCTTAGCTGCGACTTTACGTTGTGCGGTTTCGACCTTGCCGATTGTCATCGAGAAAGGCTCAACATCCCCATAGGCATGTTCGAGCGCGTCCTCTATGGCCATCTTCGAGGTCAACTGCTCTCCGTCGACGTTAACCGAATAACGGGCCTTCTCGTTGCCATCCTGCTGCCGCTCCACTTCTGCAGATATTGCCTTGGCTGCATCGATACGGGTGTTGTATTTCGTCCCTTCAACGGTGATTGCCTTGCCTGCGGAGGACGTTATCACTTGGTCAAGGGCCTGGCTGATGGCCTCGGCGTCATGCTTCGCCTGCTCGATCTTCTCCGGATAATCGGCAATGATATTCTGCGCTTCATCAATACGGTCATTCAAGGCCATTGCCTGCCGGTTCCACCCTCTGCGCAGCATTTCAAGCTGGTTTATTTCAGAGTCGAGCTTGACGCGCTCCAGCATCAACGGATTGCCGGAAGCGAGAGCGGCTATTTCCGACATGCTCACCGATTCCTCGTCTTCGAAATCCATGTTGAACTCGCCGCTGTACTTGCGGATACCGTTGATCGTCTTCAGTTTGGTCGAGTTCAGGCTCCACATCTTCGCGTCAACGGTGAGTTCTGTCGCATAGGGCAGTATCTCAACTTCGAAATCTTCGCCGTACTTCTCCAGGAGCTTGTTACCCTGGCGGACAATCCGACCCTCGCGCTGTTCGATGTCTGAAGGCTTCCAGGTAACATCAACGTGATGCAGAGCAACGAGCCGGTCCTGTACGTTCGTGCCGGCGCCCATCCTCGGTGTCGACCCGATAAGGATCCGAATCTCGCCGCCTCTGACTGCATCGAACAGGGCCTGCTTCTGAACGTCGGTTGTTGCCTCCTGCACAAAGCGTATTTCCTTGGCAGGTATCCCCATGGCTACAAGGTTGTCTTTTATCTGCTGATAGGCATTCCAGCCGCCAGTCTGCGCCCTTCTCAGTTCCTCCATCTCATTGGCGTCGTACTTTTCAAGGTCTTCGACCACGGCCATATATGCCGCTTCATCTCCGCGCCTCATTGCGTCGTCGCGCTTCGTTATGAGCCCGTCGTACTGTTTCAGAATCTTGTCATCGCCCTTGCTCTTCGGTACCGATCGATCGAGGAAAATAAGCTGTGTGCCTTTGTCCTCGTTCCACTGGTCGTAAATGCGTTTGGCCTGTTCTGATACAACCTGGAGTTTCCCGCCGACTTCCTTGGTATCGAGGGAAGGATCAACGGCGCGAGCGTCAAGAGAGACTTTCCGTGCTCTGTCCATGAGGCGGAGACGTGCGGCGTTGCGCTCGTTCGGGTTCTCGATGCTGTCGAGCCCGTCGAATCCGTCGAGAATACCCTGCAGCAAGTCCTTCTGCGCCTGGGTCGGCTGGACAATAACCTTTGTCCGTGTGCCACCTTTTACCTTCGGGATGGGGAAGTGCTGACCGTTGTTGTCCTCTTCGTACCACCGCTGTATATCCTCGATGGACACCGCATCGGTGAATGAATAGTACAGGTCCATCAGTGAACGCATGTTCGACCAGCTGCGGCCCAGGCGGGTGACTTCCTTCAACCGGCCAGATTCTGTCGGCTCCCATGCTGTTGACGCATCGACATACTGAGCCCGCCATGCGTCGAAATGTTCAAGCCCCTGCTCTTTGAGCTCGTCGGCGGCAAGGTAGCGCATCATGGTGTACATCTCCACAGCGCTGTTACTGATCGGCGTCCCGGTCATGAAGGTGACCGACCCGGTGGGGGAGTCGCGGAGCACACGGACCTTCTGGTAAAGATCGTACGCTTTCTCTGATCCCGATCTATCGCCCATCCCCCTGACGCCGCTCATGCGCGAAGAGTAGAACAGATTCTTGAACTCATGGGCTTCGTCAACGGTCAGGTCATCAACTCCCAGCTGTTCGAAAGTAAGCAGGCGGTCGTGCTTCTTTGCCTTCAACCCGGCCATCCTGGTTTCCAGTTTCTCGGCCAGTGCTTCAGCCTGTTTCACGTTGAACGGCTTGCGCCATCCGGTGTGCCCGTCTTCTGCCGCCTGCTCTTCAGCTTCTGCAATGGCGTCCTTGGCGAGTTGGATCTCCTTTTCCAGGTATCGCTCTTCGGCTTCAGGTGAGATGGAAATGAATTTGAACGAGGAATGAGGGACAATCACGATATCCCAATCGCCGGTTGCGATTTTGGCGAAGAGCCGGCGCCGGTTCTGTGTGTCGAAATCCTTCTTGCCCGCGGCGAGCATCTTCGCCCCAGGATACAGACGGTACACGTCGGAGGCGAACTGCTCGACCATGTGATTCGGGACAACAATCATCGGCTTACGTGAAAGACCCATGCGGCGACGTTCCATGGCCCTGGCGATGGCGGTAAATGTCTTGCCGGCACCTACGGCGTGGTCGTAGAGGGTGAACCGCTCCTGTATGCCCCTCCATATTGCGTTCTTCTGGTGTCGCCTCATGCTTATGATGATGTCGGGGACCTTACCCGGGAGGAACAGGTGAGAGCCGTCGTATTGCCGCTGCACCCTGACATTGAATTTTTCGTTGAAGATATCCACCAGCCGTCGCCGGCGATCCCCGTCCGCGAAGACCCAATCGGAAAACTCTTCATGGATTCGCTTCACGTTCATATTGGCAAGGGCCGTCTCGTCTGCGAGGAAAATAGTATTGCCGTCCGCGTCTTTTGTCGTGGCCTTGATCGACATGCTGTTGAGCATCTGGTTCAGCAGGTAGGGAAGGTCAGTGTGCGCGGTCTTGTAATCAGCTGCCTTCGCCGTGTTTGGCACGTCCGCCGAAAACGAGTTGGTAATGGCAGAGAAAACCACTTTGCCACGCTCTCCGGTCAGGTGCTCGATGAATGATTCGTACACGTCAACGGGTATCCAGGTACCGGAGATGATGGCAGTTACCTTATCAGCGGTCCATGGTTCCGGCTGGACTGCCTCCAGTGCGGCGATGTTCTTTTCTACGCCGGTCTCTTGGGCCGCCAACAGTTTGCGTTTAACCTGGCCGGATAGGTACTGGTCCCTGGTCTGCCAACTTTTTAACTCAGGGTCGAAGAAGATCAACGGTTCCGTCATGTCGTTATGAAGCAACTTGATAACGCCATCGTGATCGGTTCCAAGGAGTGCCGCAAGGCGGTCAAGGTCGACCTGTCCGGATTCCGCCATGGTGACGATAAGGGCGTCTGCCGGTGACGCAGCTTTTGAAGGTGGTTCATACGGAATGACAACGCGCTTGCTGAGTATGGGCGCCTTGTCGGCTGACTCTTCCCGGGGCAGTTCCCCGAGTTTCTTGGCCCGCTCTTTCGATATGGTCGGCTTGTAGTTGTTCTCAAGGGCCACAATCAGCGCCCCATCCGGCATGTCAGATATCAGCCCTTCATTCTTGGGGGAGTTAAGTAACCCGTGCTTGGACACGAAATCGTCGTAGGCTTTGTTCAGCTTCTCCCTGTTCGAATCCATGTCGGCCGCGGGGCTGTCTTCGGTTTCGAGGATGATTTGCCGCTTGAGTAGGTCGCGGATCCCGATAAGGGAAACAAGGCGCTCGTATCGGGACTGCCCCAGGCGCATTGTTGCGGGGATATCGGCCTCCGATTCAAAGGTGTTGCGTACCTTTGCGTTGCGCTTCGTTTCCTTCCCTGAAGCGTCGACCAGCTTTACCTTGTTTCCTTCGGCATCAAGCTGATCATCTACGGTGAACCACTTTCCGTCGGCACCCATGATAAGCCGGTCGGACCATGAGGCGTCGGGGTTGAGCGGCCTTCTCAGGAACTCATACCCTCCTTCGGGCGTCTCTCTCTCGATGACCTCCTCAATCTGGCCGTTTCGGTTGAAGACAATCGACCCGTGCTCCAGCCCTTCGAGACCTATTTGCAGAGAACCGACAAGGTCGGTGTGTCTCTTCTCGATGGCTTCAAGCGGGGTTTCATTCTTGATGATATCCCGGGGGAGGCGCTGCAGTGCTTCATTCAGTTGTGCATCGAAGTCTTTGCCCGCGAACCTCACGGTAATATCGCTGCTCCCTCGCATTGATCCCGACCGCTCCAGCACACCGACAACCATGTGCCGGTTCTCGGCAAAGTAGCGGTTCACCACCATGTCCTCGCCGCCGAGAGGGTCGGCCAGTTTTATCGTGTTCACCCATTCTGGAACCTGGGCGGCAAGGTCCAAACGGGCTCGCTCATCGTCGGCGTTCTTTTCGGGCCTGGACCGGAGCGCCTGCACTGCGTCTTTCATGCTGCGCTGTTCTTCCGGCGTCAACTTCTGCAGGAAGATGATATCCGTGACGACTTCGGTTCTCGCGTTCTCCTTGAAAGCGGTGTCAGGGAGGCGGACGGCGCCGAGCAACTTGGCCCGCTGTGCCAGTTCGAGGCGGGCTGTGCTGTCCTGGGCATCCATCAGGTAGCGGGAAACGACCATCGCCTGAACCCCCCCAGGCTTCAGGGCGTCCATGCTGGCGATGAAAAATTGATTATGGATCGATAAGCCTTTCAGTTCCGGCTTGTACTGGAAGGAAAGAGACTCGGAACCAAACGGTGGGTTGCCTATGGCAAGGTCGAAGGCACCATCAGGGATGGCGAGTTTTTGAAAACCGGAATGGAGTACGGCAGATTGCGGATAGAGTGCTGTGGCAATGCGGGCGGTCAGGCTGTCGTATTCAACGCCGACGAAACGGGGGTTGACTCCTTCGGGGGTCATGCCCACAAAGTTACCAGTTCCCACCGACGGTTCAAGAACGATCCCGTTCTTAAAGCCCATGCGCTGGACGGCGCCCCACATCCCCCTGACAATCGATTCGGAAGTGTAGTGGGCGTTACGGGTTGATCGCCTGGCAGCTTTCAGTTCAGCAGGAGTCAGGAGCGATTCAAGTTGCTCCCCCCTGTCTCTCCAGTCGGGCTTGTGCTTGCCGTCCTCGCCCCTGAAAGCGTTTGCGAGACCACCCCAGCCGACGTACTTCGCCAGAGCTTTTTGCTCTTCGGGAGTCGCCCTGCGGTTTTCGCGGCCAAGCGTCTTAAGAATGTTGATTGCTGCTATGTTGTCGTTGAACTTGGCAACCTCGCCACCTTTGCCAAGGCCAAGATCGGGAGTGATGACAAAATTTACTGCAGGGACGTTCGCGGGAGCAGACGCCGCCTGTTCACTGGTTAAAGGCTGACTTCCGGCTTTTTCAGGATGAACAACGGGAGCGCGGCCTCTTCCGCTTCGTGGTCTTGATACCCCTTCATTTTCAGGACCTCTATTTCCCGCATGGTCATTTTCGCCGCTGCCAGAGCGTTCTGCTCGAACGTCCCTTCCTCTTCCAGTTCCTTGGTCATTTCCGGTAGGAACTCTCGCCAGTGCTTCTTCGCTTTGTTCGCCAGCTGTTCGAGTGTCATCATGGGCGGTCCCCTCCGCTTTTTTCTTTATTGTATCACGCTCTGCCATGTCCTTCTCGAAATTTTCAGTACCTTTCATTTCGCCAATGAAGTACCCAAGATAGTCGGCAAAGTTCTTGATGTACTGGCCAAGGGTACGAACCAGGTACTGGATGAACTCTTTCAGTGATTTACCGGAGGTTTTGTAGTGCTCCCACGCGCTTTGAAAATGCGGGCGGGCTTTCTCGTATGCGTCCGGATCAAGGTGCGGCGGAAAGGTGACGAGCTTGCTTTCATCCACACCGAATGCAGCGGCGAGACCTTTGAACGATTCCGCAAAGCCCTCTCCTGCTTCCCTGGCTGCGTCGGCAACAAGGGAGATAGGTTTGCCCTCGCTTCTTTTTTTCTTCGCTCCTGCGGCCGCTGTGCGCTTTTTGGCCGTGGTTTCTCCCATCTTGACTGCTCGCTTTGTGGCGGGCTTCGTTTCTTTCGTCTTGCTGGGCTCCTGCAATGCCTCTTCTTCCATCGTTGAATGAATCAGGTCGGCGATACCGGCGGCATCAAGCGAGTCTGCTTCCTGCTCAATAAGGGATTTCTCGGCCTGCGGCTCGGACTGTACCGGGGCGGGGAGTGAATCAACAACTTCCGTTTCTTTAGCTGGCTCACTAAGTAACGATTCCTCGGTTTCGTTGCTTAGGTACTCGGCATACTCCATGGCGGTCTTGCCAATGGTCTTCTCGTCAAGCCCTGATCCATCGGCAGTCTCGAACCGGCGTGAGCCCTCTTCCCCGGTCACGCGGTACCCCTTGGCAATGCGCTGCTCGATCATCTCCTTTCTGGACATTTCCTTGCCGTCAAAGCTGAACCGCTTGAGCAGTGCCGCCCGGGCCTTGCCGGCTGCGAGAGTGCTCATGCCTTCGGTGAACTTGGCGATTTCGCTGTCCGTCTTGGCGTCTGCAGCCGCTTTCTGCTCTGCGGCTTCCTGATTCTTGCGGGCGGTCTCTTTCCGTTGCTCTTGTTCAGTCTGGTACTCAGGAGTCAGTGCATATTCGTCGCGCTTGACCGTTTCGGCAATGTGTCTGTAATTGCGGATCTCCCCGGGCTTGTCGACGGTTTCAACAACGTACATCGGGGTGGGACCGTCATTGTCAACCCTGGCAAAACGCTGCCGGCCGTAAGGGGAGTCCCATTCGTGGCCTATGGCGATACCTTCGTGGGTTTCCGGTTCACTCTTTTCCGCTTCAGGTTTCGGCTGTGGAGTTTCTCCCAACGATGCTTCAGCTGCGCGATATTTCGCCGCAGCCTTCGCGTATGCCTTAAATGCTTCGGGCTGGCCTTTCGGGTTCAGCAGGTGTCCGTGAGACAAGTCATCGGCTTTTGATAAATAGGCGCTGATCTTTGCCTTACCAGTCTTTACTTCGTGGTAGTGATTGAAACCCTGCTCTATCAAGCTGTCAATGTGCTTGACGGCTTCAGCGCCGTTTTTCAGCGCCTCCAGGTCCTTGGCCGCCCGGGTCCACGCTCTCCCTGCTTGGCGGTGCTCATCCTGCAGAGCTTGCTGCTGTGGGTCAATACCGCCCCACTCCATAAGGGTATCCCATGTTTTAGACTGTTGCCGTGGCAATGGTACCCCGGTGACTTCTGAAAATACTCTCTTGCCGACATCGTTTAACCCGTTGGCAAGGTATCTCAACGCTGCGGCATCCTTATTGACAATGGCTACAGCGAAATCTTTATGGAGCGTATTGACGGTGCCGCTGCCAAGAGCTTCGGCATATTTCTTGGCGATGTCATCGAGTGACTGCTCGGGAATGTTATCAGTCCCTGCAGCTGTGCCACGGTGGAACTCGATACGATACTTATCCCCGGGGAAGATGCGCAGTTCCCCGCTGTCCGTTGTGACGGTAAAGGCTTCCCGCGGTGGGTTGTCGGTCTTGGCCGCAGCCTTCTCGTCGCGCTTGACGGGGGTGATGGGGAGCTCGGTTTTATTCACCGTGGGATTGCGCTCGTTGCCGGCCTCGGGCCGTACAAAATTCTGCATGACTCCGGCCATGTCCTTCTGGTGCTTGTTGAAGACAGTGACCTTGTCAGCCTTTGCACTCCCTCGGTTGATCATCTCCTGAATTACGGGGTGTATTTTTTTAGCTGGATTGGAGATAGTGGATGCCTGCTCTTTTTCTTGTGCAGGTACCTCTTGAGGTTTAACACTATCTTTCGTGGTTTTTATTGGTATTACTATGTCGCTTTTAAATTTATACAACCTATCCCTATAATAACCTTCCTCTATGTCACTTGGCACATCAATTACGTTTTTAACTATTACTGCGTCATTACCATTTGAACGTGCTTCGTCTATTACTTCATCGTAATTTCCCCATTCACCTTTAAGCTTTCCACCGGCATCTACTACCATGGGATTATTAACTGATATGGTGCTTTCGCTTACTTTGCCATAAAGGCGGGCAGTTTTTTTACTGGTTGAATAATAGATATTACCATTTGAGTCAGGGATCATTGGAGTTTTAGAATAACTACCATGATAGACTGTTAGCTCTGTTGCATTGGCCCCCTTGGGTTCACCATCCTTGCGCTGGACTGGCTTTTCAGTTTCAGGGTAAAGCTGATCGGTTACCCTCATGGCGAACTTGGCCAGTTCCGAACCTTTCCCATACTTCTCGGTGATGAACTGGAGGGCAGACTCGCGATCCCCGAGTTCGGTTATCTTAGAGCGGACGAACTCCTGCTTTTCAGGCTTGAGCGTGGTCTCGATCTGTTCCGCCTGGGCATTGTCGGGCTGTGCCATTTTATGAATCTCGGTTACTCCTTCCCCTTGGGTGAAGGCGTACACGGGTTCAGCGTTTGCACCTGTAGCGAAGACAGCGGACTCGCGCATGGAGGCGTTGAACTCTTCGGAGGCGTACAGCTTTAATGCCTTCGCTACCCGCAAAGCGTCTTTTTCAGTGCCATCATACGGGGCCGCTATTTTCTTTCCTGATTGCCCGCCGTGCATGGTTTGTATGTCCATGACGATATGGTTTGACTCAGGCTTCTTCAATTCCTTGATAGTCGGATAAATACTGTTTACTTCTTTTTGAGCCTCTTCCCATTTATCGGTTTTCGACACCTTGCCGGGGGTGTTTTTGTTGGCTTCGAGGGCATCTCGCTTATAAGCCTCATAGGCTCGTTCAACGGCATCCATAAGGTCATTGCCGCCTAAACCGTTGAAGGCACCTTCCCGAGCTGCGTAGAAATGGGCTATGTCCTGTTCCGGATATCCATTCATGCGGCCAATTACCACGGGGTTTTTTACCTGGTCCTCACCCGGTATTGACTTGCCGGTAGCCTGGTGCAGCTTGCCACCCTCCGCATGTTTGAACCATGCAACGTCATCCATTTCCCACGGCTGTTTTACATCGGCTCCCCGCACTGGTGGCACTTGTTCCTTCTGCCTTGCTTCTTCCCGCATTTTGGGCACTTCATTGGTCGCGTCCTCCGTGGTTGAAAGTCCCTGCGATGCAGGGTTGAACTGTGTCCGCTTCTTGGCAAAATCTGAATACATGCCGGCGGTGGGGGTGCTTTTCTCGGGGGCACGGGCGTCGGGTATGGCGTCAAGCAACCCGATGGCCTTTGGCCCGGCCACTGTCCCCTCTACTGTTGCGGCTGGCTGGGGTTGAGATTCATCTCCTTTTCGCTCAGTCTCACCTTGCAGTGCGGGCACTTCCATCCGCCCATTGTCCACCGCACTCCCGGCGTCTTGCACACCGGGCATGTTGGCATCGGGTTCTCCATTACTTTTTACCTCCGTTTGATTCGGTGACAGTTGCAATTTGCTGATGGATACAGCCCCGGGCAATCCGGTGTCGTGCCAGAAGACCGTAGCCTTCTTGCCCTTTGCTGCGGAGAGTATCCCGGTCCTGTTCCCGTCAGTGACTGTTTCCCCGACATGCTGGGAAGTGATCGGCACCGCAGCCGCTTCACCGCTCGGTGCCGGTTTTGGTTCCGGCTCGGGTGCTGCCGTTTGTGCGGTCTCTGCCGGCGGTTCGGTATTCGCGGTTTCAATGGTCGGAGTGTCGTGCTTCTGCTCCGCTCGCCATGCGTCGTACTTGGCCTTTGCGTCGGCGGATGCGCTCTTGAACTTGTTCAAGATGTAATCGTTTATCTCCCTGGCGGACCAGCCCCGTTCCTTGAGACCTTCCTTGACGGGCTTGAGCTCTTCGGCAAAGAAAGAGTTTATGTCCTTCATGCTCCAGGAACTCTTCGCAATATCACCAAACGGGATGAAGTCTTCGACAGCATCGCCGGTTGTCCATGGCTTTTTGACTGCGACATCGCCACGTTCTGTCGGGATGGTCCTGTTCGACTTGCCGACGTTTTGATGCAGACTGAATAGAACGCCCATGAGCGCATCGTGGCTGATTTCACCAGCTCCAAACGGGTTGACCTCGGAAGCGGCCTGATCATAACCGGCTCCTTCGAGGATCGCCTTGTCTGCTGTCCGCTCTGCAATGCCCAAGGCGGGGTTGAACGCAACCCCCCGGGAAATCCCCTGCACCACCGACTTACCGGCCAAGGGAACGGCCATCATGGCCGTGGTTGCTGCAGCTGACAGTATCCCCCTTGCACTTGCTACGGTCGGATCTATGCCCTGGTCGAGTGAGTCAAGAGCGGTACCGGTAAACGCTTGGGCCGGGAAAGTGATCCCGGCGGCCGGTCCCATGGCGGCTATTCCTGTTGCGAGCTCTTCCCCGGTACGGATGAACTTTCCGACCGGCCCGACTTTTTCGCTCGGGGCCTGCTCACGCTTGAAACCCTGGAGGTCTTCTATGTTTCCGGCTATGCGCTCCTTCTGAGCATCGTTGCCGGTGATGTTGTCGAAAGCACTGGCCACGGGGAAGGATAGCAGGCTGACTGTTTCCGCTGCCTGTGTCGCTGCGGTGAGGATCGGCTTGTTACCATACTCCTGTCGGATGAACTGAGCTTCTTCACGGCCTCTCGGTGTGGCTATGCTTGCGTCATACGTGAGCCCTTTTCGTGGTGACCCGGGGGCTATCCACCCCACGTCATTATTACCAGCGGTCGGGACAACAGGAGACTCTTCGAGGTAACCGGACGTGGCCCGTTGGCGGTCGGAAATACCCGACAGGTTGAACGCTGCCACCAGGTCCGGTGACTGCTGCTCGGACTCAACAACCGGTGTCGGCCTCGGGATTCTCGGGGCGAGCGCCTGATTCTGCATATCCTGGCCAAGTGGATCGGCAGTAATCCCGGCCGGGTACATATTGACGCCATCCGTCAGCCCTTCGGCGGCCGGTCGCTGGACCCTTCCGGCAGTTGCAAAGTCAATGCGGGGTTCCGTCTCCAAGGACCGCTGGCGCTTGTACGTAGCAGCAAGGTCGCTGACTTCGCGTTCCTTGTTAAGGTAGTCCGCTATTTCATCGTCACTGTAACCGGCTTGTCGGGCTTTGATAATGTCAAGAGGCATGTTCTCAGGCTCCGTTATTTCTTGGGATAGAGAAAGTCGTCAGCAAGTGGCGTGTCAGACGGCTGCTTATTGGTGTCGAACGCATCGAGCGGCGGGCGCGGCTTGGCCTGCTTCTTGGCCGGCTGGTCAGTGTTGAGAGCCTTTCGCGCCTGGTCCATCGCTTCCTCAAGCGTTACCTTACCGGTAACGTCCTGTTTCATGATCGATGCAGCCAGGGAAGCTATTTCGTGGGTGGTGTTGGTCTTACCTTCGGTAGAATACTTCACCGCCAAGTCGTGGGCTTCCTGGTCATCAACGCCACGATCCT